GCGCTCCACCACTGCCGCCACCGGCTGTGGGTGAGCTTGATTCGTTAGCCAACTCGCGCATGATTGCTTTTCGCTCATCACCGTTGGCACTTATTATCTCCCACATCTTTTCGCCAGGGAGCATTGGATCATAGTCACGTCGGCATTTTCCTATGCGTATTGACTCTGTTTCTGGATGCTCGGCGAGCTTGGCGACCATTTCACCAAGCTCCTTTGGCGTCTTGCATGTGCCGATTATCTTGCCGCCATTTGTGCCGGTGGATTCCCAGTTCCACACCGGAGCTAGAGGCCGTTGGCCATCATTGGCGAGTTCGGAGCGTATTGGCGCGGCAGTCATGGGGTGAGCTTGTCGTTGTCCTGCGCTTCGTTTGCGAGAGACTCCAACATTTTCGCCCATCGTAGATGTTTGGAGCGGTTTCTCGCAGCGTGGCGTTGCCAGCCCTCTCCGAGGTTCTTTGCCATTTGGACATCTGTGTATATGCTGACCTGCTTTCGATGGTAGCGGGCGCAGGCCAACAACGCGCCGGAGCCAACCTGCGGTTGGCCCGTCGCTTGAACGCTTTTATTCGATTTCGTGCTCATAGAGTTATCGCGCAGGTGGCCCAGCTTGGTCGGTTAGGCCAAATGCCGTAGGCGAGCATCCCGAAGCGGTTATCGGTATCCATTTCGGACTTTTTGAGCCGCGTCTTTTTGCCGTCTATACATTCGGTTTCGATTTCGTCTGGCAGGAATTGGTAGAGCCAGAGTGGTATCAAGCGCATCGGATTTTCTTCCGACCACTTGCCGAAGCCGAGGTCGTCCATTTGCTCGGCGGTGAGTTCCGCGATGTTGATTGTTCCGATTTTGTCTTTCTGCTTTTCATGGACTTCGCGGATTTTACTGGCGGCGAAGTCGGCGCTCCAGTTTGTGTAGTTCATCACTTCGGCGGCGCGGTTGAGTATGCAGCGCCGAAGGGTTTGGCATTGTTCGTATGTGTTCATTTTGTGTTTCGATGTTTTGGCCTAACAACCGCATCGAGCCAATGCGGCGGTGTCGAAGGCTATTCCCTGATGATTCAACACCCAGCGCCCGTTTCGCATGTCGGTGGCATACGCCTGAACGGTGTTCTCCGACACCTTGCGGTTGCGCGGGTTGTGCTTCTCCAGAACGTCAATGGCCCATTCGGGAGTTATTGTCTCAACTTTTACTCGCATTTGTCAGTCCTTTCTTTTGAATGACGGTCGGGTTTGATGCGATAGCGCCTTTTTGTTTCATTCTCATTCATAATTATTTTATTTGTTGTTCAACATTTAGAAACTAATTGCCGCCCTCAGTTTATACAAAGAGCGGACTTAGTTACTAACTTACTCAGGAGATGTGGTCTCTGTGGCGGCTTCCTTCGAGCGACGCGCTTTGCGCTCTTCAAAGTCAGCCTTCAAGCTATTCAATGTAGCAGTCATAGTGGCCATCTTAGCCTTTGCATTGGCAATGGCAACGGCATCCCCGGATTCAAATGCCGCAATAAGAGTGACAGAAGTGAACTCCTTATACTCATTAACAGCAGCTTGATAGGCCTCATTAAGCTCAGACAGACGCATTGCAGAGGACTTGAGATTCGTCCAGAAGCCCAAGAACTTCTCCAATGAGAAGATACCATTCTTCAACCCGCCAGCCTTTTCAGACTCTTCGTCGCCAGTAGCATCCTCAACAAAATCTTGGCCATACCGACGGCCAATAGTATTGAGGGCATTTTTGACATTAGTTTTTCCCCACCATGCCAAGTCAGCCAAAAAGATTGGGTCAGCGGCAGGCAAAGAGTCAGTACCATCAGTTTCAATCTGTGCAGCTTGGTAAGGCTTATCTTTCCAAGCATCACGTTTGCCTGTACAGATGGTTAGAATCTTTTCAACGCCATTACGCACTACTTTGTGAGCAGTAGCCAGTGGATTGTGTGTATGTTGTGTTTCACTCATATATGTTATGTTTGTTTTGTTTTTGTTTGTTTCTTGCTAATACTAAATGCAATCAATTGATTTGCACTTAATAAATTGTGTTATTCATAAGATTCTAAGAATTTTCTTTGTTGTTCAATTTCTTGTGGAGTTGAAGGTTGGTATGAACCTAAGTCAAGTGAGCCTCTAGATTTACATTGCTTACACTTTGCCTCACAGTAAGTATCTGTTAAGTTAGAAGTATCTTTTGGTTCAGTTCCAACTTGTTCATGACCACATTCTTGACAAGTTCTTATCCAAATCATATTGGTTTGTTGTTCTATTTGTTGTTCTATTGTAATCAAGCAAGGACAGTATAGCATTTATCATGCCACACAAAGATTAGATACTAAATGGATGTTAGAAAGTATATTAGTCAATGACTAGAAAAAAATTTTCTCCAAAAGAATAACTCCAACACAAGCAACTGTTCCTTTTGGAGCTAGCATACGAATATTCTTATTACGATTGTGCCAAAAGGCTTTAATATTTTCGGCATTAATAATATTAATGTCTTCTGCATCAACAATGTATCTAATTCTCACAGCAGAGATAAGTTGAGCTTTCCAAACTTCATGTAAAGCATGAAACTGAAAAGCAAATGCATGCTCTTTTGTGGAAAAAGCCAATAGTTTAGTATTAGCTAATTTTGGTAAGGTTAATTCGTTTGGTATGTAATCAACGGTAAAAGCACGATATTCTGGATTATCGCTACGACCATAGTTAGCACTTCTAAGAATACCTTCGTCAGTTCTGATTACTACTTTATATCCAATCATATTGTTGTTCTTTCTAGTTATTCTTTCCACGGTGTAAATCACGTTTAGACGGAGCCTTATTACTAACAGCTTGTCCACCTTCTTGTATAACTTTGCCAACAAGATAAGATGGAATGTTCCTAGTTACCTTTTCAGGTTTGGCTTTCCAAGGATGTTTGACATGGAAAGTGTGTTTAACTGTTCCTATTGCTTTTATTGCTAATGTGTTGGGTGATGCCATAGTTTTATTTTGGTTAACTAGTTAAATTGGTGGAGCAGACGGGAATTGAACCCGTGTCCAATAACTATTTCGCACTAATGAATTACAAGTTTACTAAGGGGCGACTGATTTCAGTCACCATCCACCATTGGTCAGTTAAACTGTGACCAAACCAGCATCCACATAGCCGTAATGTGCAAGCACGGCATCAGCTTGTGCAACAGACATTGCGTAGTCTTGGTTAGCATTTGTTTTGCCTAGAGAGTTTTAAGTGGCCAACTAGACATCCACTACTTGCATTAGTTTTGATTTAATTACTGTCGAAACCATTACTGCCCCGTTATTAAAATTGTTTCCATACTAACATACTGCCTGCACAAAGTGTTTAATCCACTTGGGGCTAGAGGGTTAGTATGGAATATGTTTTGATACAGTTACATTGTCTGCATCTTTTACAAATTAGTCCTGCCATCATACACTAGCCTTGTGTATCTTATAGTTGCCGATACACTAAGGGCCGACGTATGATTCTACATTGACATATTCTTATAGCAACTTCTATGCCATTGTATATCATCACTAATTCAACCAAGATTTTAGCTCTTGGATTGGCTTTGAAATTTAGGTTGGTGAGGGTTGGAAGCTATGCACTAGAATAAGAGTCTAGTGGATAGCATGTTAGTTATAACTTAAACATGGAACGGATTAGGTCACATTGCCACTTTCTTTCAGCAGCAACAGCATCAGCATAAGCATCAGCAGCAGCAACAGCAGCAGCAACAGCAACAGCATCAGCATAAGCATCAGCAGCAACAGCATCAGCATAAGCAGCAGCAGCAACAGCATAAGCAACAGCAGCAGCAGCAGCATTAGCATCATTAGCAGCAGCAGCAGCAGCAGCAGCATTAGCAACATTTCTACTATGAAAGTTGTTAAGATGTTTAACATGGTCAGCAAACTGTTTTGCTAAGACAGCAAAAAGCTGTTTATCACAATATTCAACATTAAGTAAAAACCATAGCATCCATGATGTGTTGTTGCATGTATTCCATGCTTTACGAAATGAACCACAAGATTTAATAAAGGCCATTGCTTCTTTGCAAGGGTTGAATGTCTTGAGTTCTTTGACAGATTGACATTTTATTGTTTGCATAGCTGCCAACCCACACTTATTTACAGTCCAAGAGAGTCTGAAGACTTACCTTCAGTTTGGTCTCTTGACTAGCTTTGCCATGATAGTCTTGCTCTCAACAGGCATTGCTTTATGGCCTAACAATCTTTCGATTCTTAGTTAGGTTAGAATCATAAACATACACGTAATATGTTCTAAATGGTGCAATGAAATGTATAAGAGATTGGATACTCTTAAGTTCTTCTAGTGTAAAATATAGTAATTACTTATACAATACTAAACTGCTACTCCACCTTATCACACTGATATTGTATGTGATTATTCAGTCAATACACAGTCATTGCACCAGTTAAAACACATTCTGGACATTCATTCGGCTAACAGCCGTCGTTATTCTACATAATGGACTAGAAGCTATGCACAAGTATTGGCTACTTGTGATAGCATGTATTATTTTCTTGGTATAGCTATATCAACAAGAATACGCATAACATGTGAATCTTGTTCCAAAGATTTACACAGTGTTTCTATACGCTTACGTGCATCATCTTTAGTAAATTCCCAGTTACCATTTCTTATAACTACGCCATGTCTGTTAAAACCTTGAAACTTAACTAGATATATTTCATTCATAGCTTCTAATCCACTATTTCGAGACATAGAATCTAAATTGACAGGATAGCTATTGTGTATTGTGTCCAAGTATTACTTGTGACTTGCAAGTGCCGTTTGAAGCAATTCAACAGCATGCTGTTGCGCTTTCAATTCCTCACGGCTAAACTTGCCCACATTATCAAGCATGAAGTCCATGCGAGCTTGTGCGGCAGTTAGGCCGAATGTATCGCACAGTTTGAACTCATTCGGTTGCGGATCATACACTGATACCATTTTGTCAGTCTTGCTACGCACTAACTTGTCACCTTTGCCAATACGCGTCATTAGGATACCATGCCGTGTAGTTACTTTGGCATCATTGGCGATAGCCGTGTTAGCTATGACAATAGCCTGATTCCGCCAGAATGATTCGACAGCTTCCTTGCACTTGTCGAATGCGTCGTCTGGCAGTTTCGTCGGCTTGTTTTGCTCGTCAAACTTGGGAATACCAAGTAATGAGCGAACGTCATCAATCACACACAGTAGCAGACTAACCTTGCCTTTTGTGCTACTGAATTGTGCGCCATTGTCAGACTTGCGCTTGGCATTGACTTTCACGCGTTCGTTATAGTCAATCTCGTTTGGCGTGCTAATGGCTGCTTTGTTAGACGGTGGCTGTTGTGCTAGTGTTTTTGTTTCGTTCATTGTGTTTTCGCCCAGACTTCCTTTGTGGTTCAATAGGGTTAGACTGTCAAAAGACAGTGTTAGTCTATTTAAGTCATGGGAAATTGGCACAACGCTATCCCGTCAAGTTAGATTCTATTCTCCCTACAATTTCCGCCATAATATATGTATCTTGTACCTATATTATACGTGTCTTTGTAGGCCGCATTACGTGCCTGTCAAGTTACCGCTCAACTCGCAAAGTGTTAGCTGCTACCTAGTGGAACATCACTAGACTAACTAACTATGCTGGCAGTATAGCAGGTCATATATGTATGTCAATGCCTATTTTGTAAGTATATTTACTATATTCACCCTATTGTGGCACACTATATGCTTACATTAGTATCTCTTATTCTCCCCTGTATATTATGCTTAGTATAAGACTGTGTTATATTAAATGTAATGTATAAGATATAAATATATTATATTATATTTATATTATATTATCTAATATACTTTCTAACATTTTAAATATTTATGTATATTAATGTTATATTATTTCAAATAATATATCCTACCTTTATACTCTACAAAGTATATCGGCTAATATAGGTGCTATTCATTAGTGATGCTTATGCACTAACACGTCATAATAGCATCTAATCATACCTATGCTAGGTTAGTTAGTCTAATGGTTCAGGATGGCTAGACGAAACCAGAAAGAGAAACACGAAACTGAACTATGACTCTCTCTTGATACGAACATTTTGAAATCCAGCTAAATGATACAGATAGGCTAATATGAAGGGAGAATTAGCTAGTAATATATGATGGCACAGAAAATGCTATAGATGCATATATGAGTAGTAAAGAGTATGCTAAGTTAACTGTTCAGAGAGATACTATAAGTAGGTTACTTAAAGGGCCAACTTTGAAAATACACAGAGTTAGCCTTGAGAAACAGTTGAGCGAGATAAGAGACAGAATACGTTTAGCACATAGGGAACAATTTTATGGAATTGAGCGACAATCAACAGGTTCAACCTTCGACTATACTGAGTAAAGAGTGTGGATTTGCTAGTAGTCTTAGTGGGAAACAGACTATTAAAACTATCAGCATTAGTGAATGGGAAGTCGAAAAGGCCGCCATAATTCCTGTAACTCAAACTGAACATCCATTGCCATGAAAACTATACGAATGGACAATAAGTCAGAAGCAAAAGAGTATCTGACTAATCCACCAGAGAAAACTCATACTAAAGAAGAACTAGAACAACTTCATGCTTGTATTCATTATACACACATATTCAAACATGACGAATCAATGGAGAAAATGAATGAGGAAGAGATTGTTGAGAGACAAATGCCAGGTTCTACTAGACAGCTAGATAGACTAAAGAAACTTGGTATAGGAAGATTTAAGTAGTATGTCAGCGGAATTAAATGCAATCAAAACTGCCTATGAGGAAGAAGGTTTAACGCCTGACTTTATAGCAGAAGATAGAGGTTTAGACTTGGCTGCTGTAAAGGCGGCCCTGATGCAGTCATCTTCTAAATACCGTAAAGATTGTGGTATAGAAGATGAGAAATCAGACTCTATTAATTTTTCTAAAGATGAACAAGAACGAGTTAAGAATGTAATACTTGACATTGCATTAGGTGCAGATGACGACCACCTAAGATTCAAAGCAGCCGCATTTATACGTGATGATGCAAAAGGCCGCCGTGATGTTGTACGAAACATGGCTGGCAACAATTTTAATGTACTATTTCTTAACCAGCAGTTAGCTAAGGTTGGCAAGATAGCTGATGGACTTAAGCAAGCTGTTTTGGGTAATGGGCATACAGACAGAAAGGCTATTGTTGATGTCTGACAACGATTTAGAAATTGAGCAATTACTGCAGAAAGTTAATTCCTCTTCCGAGGAACAGACTACTCACAGAGTTGTTCCTGATGAGAAGTTAAAGATGGAGCCTTCTATTACCGTTCCACCTGTTCCTCTATCTAACCCTCTAGCCCCAAGTTCCGAAGTTATTCATACAATAGATACACCTGCTACTTTTGATGGCTTAGCTATAAAAGACCCTGTTGACTTGCTAGTATTGCTAGACGAGAACATACAGAATGGAACTATTAAGCTTCATCCTTGGCAAATTCAATTTATGCTTGACTTTGCTAACCCTAATCACACTAAGGAGCAGCCTTTTCAAGCAGCAGTTCAATCGTGTAATAGTTCAGGTAAAGATAAATATGTAATAGCTGCCTGTGCTGTATGGCTAGCTATGCGGTATCAAGGTGTAGAGATACCAATTACTTCATCTTCTGGTACACAACTTGACAGTCAGACTTGTGCACACATTGACCGCCTTTGTAACCGTTCTAATGCTATTTTGGGCCCAATGTGGAAGTTAAACTACCGTTATTATGAGTTCAAGCATATTGGCAGTTTAGGAGAACCTAACCCATCCACTATTAAGTGTTTTGCAACTGATGAAGCTGGCAAAGCAGAAGGATACCATCCATCTGATGCTGGGAGAAAAATGGCAATATTTACATCAGAAACTAAGTCTATACCAGATGATATAACTGATGCACTAGAGAGATGCACTGGATTTACTCATAGAGTAGACGCATCATCACCTGGATTAGCAGCAGGGTACTTTTATAATACTTGTTCATCTGCTATTCCAAGAGAAGAAATAGATGATATATGCTCTCTTACTTCTGTCCAGACTGTCTTGTATAAGATAACAGCTTACCAGTGCCCACACATAACTGAATCAGAAATTAATCGTATAGCTTCTAAACTTCCTGGGGGGAAGAATAATCAAGTATTTAAGTCATCAGTCGAAGCCGAATTTGGTTCTACATCTGAAATGGTAGTTATACCATCCAACTTTGTATGGGGAGCAGTGTCAGACTTACCTAAAAGGAAAGTGCCATTTAATATAACTTGGATTCAAGAGCCGCATAACACAGCAGGGTTAGACTTATCTGATGGCGGCGCTGAGACTGTATTAGCTATTAGGAATGGTAATAAGCTACTCGGTATTGAGGCATTTAGACTGGAAGATACCGAAGATACGCTAGACTATCTTACTGAAACTTTATTTCCAAAATGGAATCTCAAGCACAAAGATGCGTTGATATTTGGTGACTATTGTGGTATGGGTGGCCCAATGCTTAGGGCACTAAAGAGACGTAAATGGTCTAATGTAAGGTTTGTGGATAGCCGTAACAAGGCTTCTGAGCCTAAGACGTACGCCAATAGAGGTACAGAATTATTCTTCAATGTAAGACATTTGTTAGCTGGAAAAGAACTTATACTATACTATGATAAGTTGCTTATCGACCAGTTATGCACTAGATACTATAAATTGAGAGATGGCGTGATACATCAATTGCTTTCTAAAGTAGAACAGAAGGCTAAGGGATTTCCTTCACCTGACCGTGCTGATGGTGTTAACCTCTGTTTCTGGAATTATAAATCTACTAGAGTATCAGAAGAAGATGAAGAACCATTTGAGAAAGAGAAAGAAGATGATAAAGATAGGCAAGTAGTAGTTAATGATTTTGACCAGAAAGTATGGGCAGAAACAGGATGTAAGAAATACAATCCTGAACATGTGGAGGCAGACAAGTCTGATTTACAGGAAGAAATAGAACAATACAACAAACAAAGAACACAACTAATTGGAGTATAACTTATGCCAGAAACATACGACCCGCAGAAAAGAACATTTATTCACAAACCAGAAGTAAAGACTTGTATAACTTGTGGTCAACCTTTGCCATCTGATGTTAAACCAATGACTAATGAAATGAACAACTATCTTAATCCTATATCTAACAGAGTAGTCTGTATGAATAGTAGTGAGGATATTGTAGAAGTTCAAGGAGTTAAACTGTACAAAGTTACAGGCAATAAAGAAGGTAAGCCAATTTCTAAACACATTCCTGTCGAACCACAAGCTGAAATTGTAGTTGCACCAGTCAAGGTGCTACCTAGTAAACCAACCACAACACCAACCAAATAAGTATTATGCCTACTGACCAAGATGCTAAGAATGTAACGGATGCTAAGAATGTAACGGATAGTCTGTCTAGTGTTAAGCAAGTAGTTACTTCTCATAATGAGACTATTGCTGCACATGATAAAGTTCTTGCTGTTGAGCAAGATATTCAAGCTAAGAGAGCCGCTGGTAGCAAAACTGTTAAGCAGGACAAACCTATTGTTCTACCTAAGAAAGAAATTGAAAAGGAGGTGGCTCGTGGCTAAACCAACTGACCAACCCCAAGATGAACCATCTGGTGGTAATATGGAAGATGCTCAGCAGACAGGAGTTGTTATTCCAGAGGAGTTTCAACAGGCTGTTCATGGTGTGCTAAAGAAAGCTACTACTAAGCATCATCTTAATCATATCAGGGATAGAGTATATGCCAAGGAAGATGAGATGAGAAAGGCCGAAGAAGCTAAGAAAAGTAAGGGTAGTAAGAAGGGCGAAGGAGTTAATTTCTCAACTGACACTCCAGGTTCACCTATTTAAGGAGACAATCACATGCCAGACGCCAGTTCAGACAAGTCAATAGACTATATAAATAGTACGGACTATAAAAAGTTGGTTAGTAAGTTGAACAACTTGAAGGACATTACTTTCGACTTGACTAACAAAACTCTGGCATCTAGGCGACTTCGATATGCAGAAATTGATATTGAAGTTGAAAGAAAAGCTGGGAGGATTGCGCCGGACGAAATTTACGTACCTCAACACATAATAGACACGAACATTCGCCGTGAGCAATCCTCCTACATTCAATATATAACTCAATCCCCACGAGCAGTTATACTTAAAGATAGAGTTGACCCATCTTTTGACTTGTCTTTGCTTGAAGTTGACTTGACAGAGAAGCTACGTTTTGATGGTTGGCAACTGTCAACCTACGCTAACATTGATGCATCTCAGGCCAATGGATATGGTATAATGGAAACAGTACAGGACTTAAATAATCCTGGAGATATTGGCAGAGAGCATGTTCAGTATGGCGATTTTGCATTTATAGCTGATACTCGTGATTTGCAGAAAGCTGAGTTCTTGGGGCGGTCATATTACTTTACTAAGTCTAAGTTACTAGCCCTTACTAAATCTGAGAGTGAGAATGACAGATGGGATAAAGAGCAAGTTGATAAGTTACTTAAGATGGAGCCTAATGACGAGCAGGCTCAAATATACTCTGGTACATCTACCATAAATAGGTCACTATACAAGATTATTAAAGTAATGTTCAGAGTTAAGGGAGTTGTACATGTAGCATGGTGTGCTCCTGTGTTCTGCGACGATTGGTTAAGAAGCCCTAGAAAATTGTATTTAGGTCGTAGAAAACTTAATCAGGGGGCTGCTAAAGTAGCTCCAATGCTTGCCAAAGTTCCACCAATGTTGGAAAAAATAGCAATACCATTATTTAAGAAGCGTAATCCATCTTTAACTGATGCACACATACAACAGATAAAGAATGGAGTGCCACCCTCTGATGAAGAATATGAGACTCAGTATCCATACTTCATATATCCCTATCTTATCTCAGAAAATGACACAATAGCTAACCTTAAAGGCAGAGTGTTTCTTGACCAAGATACTCAAAATGCTGCTTCTAGTTTACTGTCTAGCTTATTAACTAAAGCTCGTAGGTCAGCAGGATTATACTTCTCTAAAGATGTTTCTGACCCAAATGATGACTTCTTATTGCAAAAGAATGTATATTTCAAGCAGGGAGCCTTGCTCAATGGCAAGATTAAAGAATTTAAGTTAGATGCACCTGACGCGCAATTGTTTACTGCATTAACAACTCTTGTGTCAGCTAATCAGCAAGAAACTTCACAAGTTAACTTTGCAGAGAATAATAGACAAGCTGATAGTAGAAAAACAGCTACAGCTATAAAGGCGGCTACAGCGCAGCAACAGCAGCTAAGTGGCGTTCAAGTTACACTATTTTCTGTTGCAACTAAGAATCAATACACCTACGAGTGTGACATTATCAAGTCAAGAGTGTTGGCTGGACTCATTAAAGTATCACCCATACTAGCTCAATTGTATGCTCGTTCGTGGACTGTTAAACCATCTGGTGATACAGATGTTATCGAAAAACAGAAGATGATTGAGACTATGCAACAGGCTTGGCCAGTAGTGCAGAATACTGGTGCTGCTTCTTTATTCTTAACTGACTTGCTAGAGAAAATGTTTCCCGACAATGCTGCTAAGTATGTCAAGGCTATACAAGACCAGCAGCAACAGCAGCAAGGACAACAAGCCCAGCAACAACAAGCATTTATGTCTAAAGTTAAACAACTAGCTGACCAAGTTGTAAGTCTGTCTAAACATAGAGAAATGTTTTCTGAGACTGGATTAGTAAATGCTTTACCAGCAGTTCAAGCTGCTGCTCAACAAATAGAACAAATGCAACAACAAGCAAAAGGACAACAATGAATTGTATAGTTAAAGGAGTTTCATCTCCCAGATAGTCTTGGAATAAGAAAGGATTTGCGATGAACATCACACCTGAAAATGCATTATCTTATCAACATGCTGAATGGTTAAATCATCCTGTTACAAAACAAATGCTTAGCATACTAGAAAAACAGAAACAGCATATTATTAATTCTGGTTGTTCCTCTGCTGGTGTACAAGGTATTGACCCTTTTTGGTTTCAGTTACAATTTAGTAATGTAAAAACTATTGATGTTATTAAGAACTGGATTACTAACACAGAACAATTTATTCAACAATTAAACAAACAATAAACTACTATGGCCAACGAACAACTTAAACCTGCTCCTGATGCTGGAAAAATACCCACACCTGTAATGCCTTCTGAACCTCCAAAAGAGGTTAAGGAAATGACCTTCTCTATTGACCCAACTATATTAGGTCAATCTAGCGATTCTACTATTAAAGTCGACGGGAAAGAAGTCAAGACTGAGCCAGCAGCAGTTAAAGAGGATGCTAATAAGAAGGAGGTTGAGCCTATTCTTAAAGCTCCAAAAGAGGAAATAGCTAAAGCAGATACTAAAGTTCCGGCTGACAAACCTAAAGATGAAGTCACTAAGAAAGATGTTAAGGAGCTTGTATCTGTTCTTAAACCACCTACAGAAGTTAAGAAGGATGATGTTAAGAAGGATGAGCCTGTTAAGTCCGACAAGAAACCTGAACTTATTACGCCTGTTAAACCAGATGGGCACGATGCTTTTGACTATTCTTCTTTTACTCCACACGAGCAAATTACTCTTAAGAATATGTCCCGCCAGTCAAGAGAGTACACAGCTAACTTAATTAAGGAAAACAAACAGTTAGCGGCCCTTAAAGACTCGACATACCTTCAACATGAACAGGGATATACTCTTTCACCTGAATATCAAGAGATACAGCAGAGAAACTATTTTGCTCAGACAGAAGCCAAATGCTGGGAAAGAGCACTGCTTAATATAAAAGCTGGAAAGAAATTTCAAAATATTGTAGGGTTTGACCAGAAAACAGGTCAACCAATTATGAGTCAAGAACAAGACCCAACTGACCAAGATGAAATTCGCATATCTAATAACTTAACTTTGTGTTCTCAACATATTGGACAATATAACAATACTTTACAAACTTACCCTCAACGATTTCGTCAGCAAGTCCAGTCTGACTTACAAGCTATTGAACAGACACAGAAAGAACGATTTGCTTGGGTAGCCGACCCTAAATTGTTAGAATATTCTATTAATGTAGATGGAGAGGACAAGAAAGTTAGAGATATTAAAGAAGATTTTAAGAATATTCTTCCTATCTATAGGCGTAATGATATTTTGGCCGATGTAGCTTCTAATTTGTTTGTAGCTATGGTTATTCAAGGAGCAGAACTTAAAGAGGCCAGAAATGGTCAACAAATAGCTGAAATTAAGAAACAGGAAGCTACAAGAGCCGAACCATCGTCTGATAATGTGGACAGTCAGTTGAAGAAAACAGAAATTAATGGTAAACCAATACCTTCTATGTTTAGCTTAGAAGGTGCTCCTTTTGAGAGGAGATAGTATGAGATTGATGCCAACTTTAAGAGAATCTGAGATAGAAAGATTCAAAGCAAATTTTATTTCTTCTGATGAAATATCATGCTGGAACTGGACTGGTGCTTTAACTAAAGCTGGCTATCCTGTTATGAGAATAAGAGGTAGATTTAATATTTATGGGCACAGAGTAGCATATAGACTTAAAAACGGTTTCTTTGACCAATCTTTATATGTATGTCATAAGTGTGATAACTCAAGATGTGTAAATCCCAGTCATTTATTTTTAGGAACTGCTTCTGATAATACAAATGATATGCTACAAAAGGAAAGACAAGCAGTTGGAGAAGATTATAATAAGAAATTAAAACAAGAAGATGTGTTACAAATACTAGCATTAAATAGGGGCAATACTCCTCAAAAGGAAATTGCAAGGATTTTTGGAATTAACCAGAGTAATGTTAGTAGGATAGTAAATGGTTATAGATGGAGGCATATTAAGAAGGTCATAGTTGGCATGAAAATTGCTACAGTCAGTCCTGTAGTAACCACTTAAAGGCACAAGGGTATGTGCAATAGCCTCTAATCTTTCTCAAGGGCATGGGATTAACAAATAGTTAACCATGTAGCATCTAATGTGATGCTCAAAGAGAAAGAAAATTTACGCCAAGTTATTACAATCAGCCAGGTTCATTCGCTAATGCAATCATTCAGCCGAATAACTTGTTCGCTCAACTTCCTTTCTACCTTGTTCATAATGAGGTAGAACAATACTGTAACTGGAATGAATTTGACCAAATGTATGGGTCAATTCCGTGGCAGGAAAATATGGGTTCTGTCATGGAAGCAGTTACTCCACAGCGTTCACCTGTAGGTCGTTCGTTCTTCTTTCCTAATCCTATTACTACAGCCAGTAATAAGGACATCTATCAGGTTACAGAATCAAATGAACAGGCTGTGTTGTACAAACACAAGTATGGTTCATTTGTGTTTAACTTCATTCCTTCATTCCAAGTATTTTGGGATAAGTACATTAAGTTTAACTCTGATGATATTGTTAAACAAATTGCTGTAAGCAATAACCAGTTCATCGAAACACAGATGTGGCAGAATGCTACTTATGTGTATATTTGTGGTGTTGGTCTTAGCGCTGGTGCTCCTACTGGTGCGATGAACTCGACTCTTAATGCAGCCAACTCTAAGTCTGCTGCATGGCTAGTTGCCCTTACTCAAGGCACAGCAGCTAATCCTGGCCCACTTCAAAATCTTCGTATTCGTGATGCATACCGTGCAGTAATGAATCTGCAAGATGATTTGGGTGCTCCTTCATTTAATGGTGCTAAGAACATGCCGAAAGACAATGAGGGTCTTAAGGGCCGTTATGCACTGTTCTGTGGTTCTGAGGATTACTTTAACTTTACCTTTGACCCTGATGTTAATGGTGTTGTTGGTACACAAGGTATGTTAAAGTCTGTTAATCTTGACTTGCTGTTTAATGACTTCAAAGGTTCCTTGTTTGGTACATTGACATGCAAGATTAAGAAGTATCCTATTCGTTATAGTACACAGAACATTGTTGATGGTGCTGGTACTGTTCTTTGGGCGGCTGGATTTCCTATTGACCCTGAAATCTTCGACCCAACTGATAACAAGTGGAAACCTAATCCTTATTACACATCACTTGTGTCTGCTCCATACTCTATTGCCTGGCTACTTGGTGATAACTTCTGTAAGACACTCAAGGTTGGCCCTCCACCTAAAGAGTTTGCTACAAAGAATATGTCAGGTGAGAAATTCTACTCACTGCGATGGAATGGTGAGGTTCGTTTAACTGACCAGATTCTTATTACTAACTCTGATGGTTCGATTGAACTTAACGACTATGGTGAAAACTTGCAGCTTAAGTCTCAACTAACTCATGGATTGATTATGACAGAAAGACGTTTTGCGTTTCCAATTATAATTGCACGTTCTCGTCCAGCAATTACTTCTGTCTAACATATAATAACAATAAATAATACGAATATGAATAAATATTTCAAACTTGCTGCTATTGGATTGCTGTTGGCTAGTTCTAGTGCAATGGCATCCTTTACACAAACTACTACGGTAACTGGTAACGCTATGGTAAATCTATTGACCCTTGTCAATGGTTCTGCCAAAGTTAGTCAAGTTACTATTCAAGCATCCACTGCAACTAATACAGCAGTTATGCTGTATGATTGCCCTACTAATGCACTAACATATGTTAATCCTGCTTATACAAATAGGACAGCGTATGCTACTAACCTAATTACAGGGCCATTGACTAATTATTATGGCGTTGTATTCTATCAAACTAATATGGCATTGGTCGATGTAACTAACAATGTTGTTGCTTCTACTACCAACAGTTATAATTCGTTTGGTTTTTCAGCAACTGCTAGTACATCAACAACCTATAGTTCTCTTAACTTGTATTTCGAACATGGATTGTGGGTGACTAATACAACTGCTGGTACTGCTGTATTTACTATTGTTTACGTTCAATAATTAATAAAAGAAAGGGGGTGAGACTAGTGTAACAGCTAGTCTCACCTTTTCAAATTTATGCCACTTCGAGTAACAAATGCAGTAGAGAAGAATACATCTTGTGACCCTATAGTGCCAATAGTTGTGGCTGACAGTAAAGCTGTGACTGTATTGCCAGACATTAGTACATCAAAAGGCGAATGGCTAGGACGTTATATTCAGAATGTAGGAGCTAATGATTGCTATTATGCAATAGGTCATGACTGTGACCAAACTAATTTCAATGGTATCTTATCTAAGCCTGCTTCTACTAATTCTGATTCATTTGGTTCTGGACAACAATTTGATGCATCTAACACAGGTCAGAAAATTTCAGTATTTTCTCGTGGTGGAACAACTATTGCTGTTACATCTATACGTCGAAATGATAATGCTCAAGGACAAGGCAACATACTGAAATAATGAAAAGATTATTTGTAGTCTTATTGGTTGGATGTACATTATCTGTATATGGTATTGGTGGATTAGTTAGTCCGACTATAAGTGCTAATGGTGGCGTAGGGAGTGCGATGTGGGCGGCGGGCGTGGCCAATGAGTATTGGGACACGAACTTTTGCAAATTTGGGACGAACGATGATTCGAGCGCATATCAGTCGGTGCTCGACCAAGCCAGCAATGGGCCGATTGTGATTCACGGAACGGCGATGGCGACTTTTGCGAAAACTGTGACGAACAGGTCAAACACGAAACTTATTGGAGATTCTCCGGTTGCGGGTTTTCGAGCCGCAAATAACTTAAACGACCACCTATTCATCACTTCGTTGAATGGGAATGTGATTTTAACCTCTAACGAGTGGATTGAAAATTGGAGCCTTGATGGCAACAGTTTCAATCAAAGCTGCAAACAGTACATTTCAACGAACAGTCCACACCATGCTTGGATTACTAATATCAATGGAACTCTTTATAGCGATGGCCAGCCCGCTGGTTCGTCTCAGATATTTTCCACGATGTTTTGGCTTAACTCGGTTGATGGGGTTGTTTTGAAAAACGTCAAATTTATTAACTATCCTGGATTTGGCCCATTGATGGGGGGACATTGCTACAACGTAATGGCTTCGGACTGCTCAATCATATTGACAAATGTAATTCAAAACGATGGACCTCACTTTTGGGGAGACTCTGGGTTTATCCGTTGGAACAATTTATATGTTACCAACATCGAGGATGACTGGATTGCCTTCTGTTTCAATGAAATGAATCCGTCGAGCATGGGTTGGACGAATACTTGCAATTATCCCGGACGCGGCACGAATCAGGGGAATCTTTACAATATAATTTTTGATGGAGTAACTTTTATTGGCACAAATGGGCAGGGGATTCGGTTCCTTTCTTATGCTCAAGACGGTTATGGATGCTTCACCAATATCGCCCTCAAAAACATCACCGGAACGACTTATTTTGCACCTGATATGGTTCGCAGCGTTGTTTGTGATGTTGGAAGTGCTATACTCCCATTCAGCAATTTGATTTTGGAAAACTTTAATGTTGGGGGTTTCCCTTCAGTGATTCTGAACACGCTTACCGGAGACAATATAACAGTGAGAGGGTTTCAGACTTCCGACGCTCCGCGAGACGGTATTGGGGGTGTGGCCAACGATGGTACAACGTATTCATATTTCTCTTTCATGCGCCCGTTGCGAAACGCGACACTCCAAAACATTCAAGTTAATCTTTCAAGCAACGAAGGCGTCACCAACATATCCATTGTCCGCAATCGCTATTTGACGACAAATATCTTGGTGGCCAATTCGGTTTTCAACATTCCCGCAACGAACTTTGGGGCTGTGGTGCTGAACGAGGCCACAACTGGTATCGGAAACAATCCCATCATTTCAGGGACTTACTATCCATCCACGACGGCTGCCTGCACGAACACCAGCACGGGGACTTGGATTGCTTTGGGGGACGGTTCACCGATTCTTTCGGCGTTGGCTGGAATTAGCACTAACACTTTGACCGTTGGCTCAACCGGCGTGACCAACAATACCAGCTATAATTATCTGCTCACCATTACCGCCGGGACAGGGCTGGCTCTGAAAGACCCGAACGGCAACCAGTTCGCCACGCCGGTTCTTGGGGACACGGTTCCGCTCAAACCGGGATGGAGATTCACGGGAACAACAGTCACCGCCCAATGCTACCAGCAATGAACCGCCGCGACTACATAGGTTTGGGAGCCTCGCTCGCGCTGCTCATCCTTGGCATTTTCTGCGTGATGGTTAGCACGGCGAGTAGCCAGCCCTTGCCGCCGGCTTCCACTAACATCGTCGTACACATCTCGACCAACGGCTGCACGGTGCTGGTCGTGAATGGAAGGCCGGTTGCCACGAACTGCGCGGGCATTCCGCACAAGCAACTGTTCCCGGTGCTGTTGAAGGATGAAATCAAGGTGCCGATTTATTACCTCTGCACGAATGTGGAGCAACAGCGGTTCCTCTGCAATCGGTTTAATGGAACTAACTGGGTTCTATTGACGAGCACGAACGTCAACGGGCCGTGGCAGCGATGGGGCACGGTGACAATAACAATGACCTGCACGAACGCATGAAAGGGTGAACGGACAAGATGACGAACATACTAACTGCATTGACTGTCGGGGCATTAACCAGCGGCAGCATGTTTGCTGAATCTGCCGTGTCGGGGAACACGCAAGTTCCATTGGGCGAAGCGTTGGCGGTTTTTGTTTTTGCGTCCGGGTGTGTCTGGTGGCTTGGGCGGGACCGTCAGAAAACTTCTGATGACATTCGGCAGATAAAAACTTCCATTGAAGGGCTGCAATGCAATCACCATTTGAAACTGCTGGAAACAGTTATGCGCCGCCTTGGTCGGATTGAGGGAAAGCTGAATCTTGCTCAGTTTGAAAGTCTGACCGACAAAGAAAAGGAATCTACCCCATGAACAACTTCCCCGACGACCTTCTGACGCTAAACAAATCGTTCAATCCGTAGGAAAATTATGGTAAAATCACTAATAGCAAATTGGAAAACAACGTCAGCAGGACTGACAATGATTGTCGGCGCTGCTGTTCACATGGGCTACGCACTTCATGCTCACGGACTGACCGAGCAGGACTGCACTGGAAGCCTTCTGGCCATCATCGGCGGCATTGGTTTTATTGCCGCTGGCGATGCAAACGTAAATCCACCAACACAACCAAAAACACCATGAACAAAACACTGAAACTCTGTACAATTGCAACCATCGGCCTGCTCGCTCTGGCGGTCAGCGCAAGGGCGCAAACATCAACCAATCCTCCGGCATTAACCACTGCCCAAGCTCTCACTATTGCCGGAACAAATGCTCTGAATGGCTTGGAGTCTCTAAGTCTCACTCCGGGTTTTGTCGGTTCGGCATTTGCTGGCAACATTAGCGGCAATTCATTCGCCGGGGTTGCCATAAATACGCTTCCAACAAACAACATCAGTGCCGGCGTGTTCATCGCGGACTTTTACAAGCACAACAAATCCGATGTGTTTGAAGGAAATGTGAGTGTGGCCTACAACGCCACAGCCACCTTGCCAATCGTCGGCGAGTTGCCGTGCGTGATTACCGAAGGGCCAGCCACAGACATCAGCAACGCCAAAACGGTGTATAACGAAAACACGCTGCTCACGGGGAAGACGTGGGTGTTCAACAAAAACGTCACACTGGCTGTGAACGGGGGTGGGGTCTATCTAACCAAATATCACAACCCCGGCTGGATGGCGACGGCGAATCTGGTTTGGAGATTCTAATAATGTATTCAATGAGAGTTGATATAATACATTAACTCTCACTAAACAAATTATACTATGAGTTATCCTTTAGTTCCACCACCATTAAATGATACAGGAGCTTGGCAAATACCAAGAACCTTACAAAGATGGTTAGACATTAATCCTATTACTCACTTAACTAGAACTCAGGCATATATTACCTTGCCAGCATTCAATGTAAATGTTAATTGGTTAGGATATTCTGATATAGTTGCGTCATTTAACTATGAAGGGCCAAATAACTTTAGTTTGATTGGTTTTAATATTGAACCTAGTTCTACTCCTAATTATTTGTTATGTATAATGTGGAAAGATAGTAAAGATAATGTAAATCGCTATAAGTTGTGGTCTGGTGTTGGCGAAATATTATATTTCAATATACCAGTATATGCAGGACAAAAAATAGGAAAGAATTTTAGACTTGAGATTTGGTCAACTAATAATACACCAGCAATACAAACAAACAATATACAGGTGTACACTTCTGTTCTTGGCAAGCAGGACTATAGATGGGGAACCGATTTTACACTAGTTAGTACAGATGGACTTGGAACTAATTTTGGAAATATAAATACGCCTCCTATTCCACCAAGTATAAATGGATTGTTTGGGTACGACCAATCTACTGGCGTATACGTCACAGATAATATTTATCCGTGGAATGATAGATTTAATGGTCTAAATTTAGATAGTACAGCAATACATGAGGGGCCATTATCAATTGGTTATGGTACTACTCAAACACCATATTATTTTCAGTATAATGAAGGAATATATTTGTCTGGAATAAATATTCAGCCAGCATATCATATAATATTGTCCACACAGATATACAATGTTGCAGGAAATGGTCAAGAAGTTATACTAACTTATTCTGGAACGAATGGCAATTTTGAAGTAAATCAAATAAATAATAAGATTCAAGCAGGATTTAGCAATTTAACTTTGCATACATTCAATACAGATGCTTCACTACAGCCAGTCATTATTGAATGCATAATAACTCCAGCACTAAACTGTACTATAAATTTATGTGACAAACTTGGGAATATATTAGAAACTTATAATGCTGGAACTATTGCTGCACTAGGAAATATAACAGAAATCCAATATGGTCAAGGTGGAGTATTCTATGCCGCTGGACTTTATGGATATTCTTCAATATTAACTAATGTACAAAGACAACAAGTAATTTCTACAATTAACTATTATAGCTATCTAAACATACAATCATTAACACTACCATTTGTATTTCCAGCTAATGCATCTCCACAATCTAATTAATATATGTCACAACCATCAAACATAGACTTTGTCGCCCCATTTGACCCTACAGGTTATGCATCTATATCAGGTGCTCAACTACTTCAATTAGTATCAGGACTATATCCTAATACTAGTATAGGACTAAACCTTATAACTGCTGACATAGCAGGTATTCCACAAGTACCTAATGCTACCACTAATACTAAATGGCAGAATTATACATGGATTAGACAGTCAGCTACCTATGTAACTGCTTATGTATGGAATCCTAATGGAGCCACTGATGCTACATATCTTAATTGGGTAACTGTAGCTTCTGCTTCTATTGGAGCAGGAACTATCCAAGGCTACATGATAGCTCCTAATACTATTCCAGCATCAGCCATAATTAGTATATCAGCTACCCAAATATCTGGTTCTGTTGTTCCAGCATGGCTAGCACAGCTTAATATAGCTGGAGCAGCATATTCAACTAATGGATTAATGAATAATAATTCACCTGTATTTGGTGTACTTAATGGTGCTGGCTCTACAGTTGGAATACCTGTATTCGGTACTCAAGTAATACCTTCTACTGCATACGGATTACAAACTATTGGAGGAAGCGCAGTAGCATTAGCTAGCCCTATTGTTGATAATAGTATTACTACTAGACAGCTACTATCGAATGGTGGCACAGCTACCACAGCAGCAACTATTGCAGCAGTCGACCCAAAAACTAATATAATTGTACCAACTACATCTATTCCTGGAATACCTAGCAATACTTCTGTTCCACAAGCTTCTGCTATAGGTGATATTCTTGGAATAGGATATAATGCGAATGCAGCACAGTTAGGTTTTGTTACTATTAGCAGAGCATTGTTAAATTTAGCTGACCCTGCTAGTGTAGCAGGACAAGTTCAGATTCCAATTGTAAAAGCAGCAGCTACTGCATATTCGTATGCTAATTTTGGCAACTTAACATTGCAAAAAATAAACGCACAATATTCAACAGCTACCGATTGTACAGGTTCAGTCAGCATGACTGATAGTGTAGCTGGCATGACCACAAAAGGTACATCACGTTCTAGTGGAGTGGCTGTTACAATCACTCCTTTAGCTGGAACTTCTGGCTCTAAAGTAATTGTTACTGCTCATGTTCCTGTATATTTGAGTATAAGTGGCGGGGGAGCCTTATGGTTAGGCTTATATGATTCTGTTTCTGCTTTATTTATAGCTTTTGCTAGATTTGGAGGAACAAATATTTCCAATGTTATTACTCTAAAAGGAACAACTGCTGCACTAACAGTGAATACTGCAAGAACATTTACTATTTATATTGGAACCACATCAGGGACAGCAGCTAATGCACAAACTAACTATTATTCTGAAGGTGCATTTATAACAGCAGAAGAAGTTCTATAATATGGCTGAGTACAAACAAAATTCATTCTCTGGTGGATTTAATCTTCTACTTGATGATACTAGACTTCCTGTATCATTTAAGTACAAAGAGGGAGATACTCCTTATGATATTACATACAATCAATATCGACTTGGAATTAATACACGCACACGCTTCGATGTATGTTCTCCTATAAATTCATCAACTGTAGATTTATTAGCACCGGCAGGAATAAAACAAGCCCTAATAGCTTTTGGTAATTATATTATCTTATTCGTATCTGGCACAGCATGGTATCAGTTAAATGGTACACAAGGATGGATTCAGATAAATGGATTCTCGATGGATAAAGTTGCCCCAAGATATTGGACATGTGCAGTTCCACTAACAACAACAAATTATGGCCGCCTTGCAAATCCTGTAAGTGGAACAGTTGCCCTTCCAAATGCAAATGGTGGAATTAATCAAGTTCAAACTAATATAGTAGCTGGTGAATTTGGAAACACACCAGGACTGTTAGTTCAAGACGGAATTAATCAGTCACAGTTTATTTATGTTGATAACAACAATAATGTACAGTGTCGAACAACGCAAACGTATGATGAATGGTCATATCCACTGGACAATACAACATTAAAGCTAACAGGGCCTGACAATAGAGAGTATGTTCCTGTTGGAACCTTTATGGAATGGTACAATGGAATACTATTTATAGTTGACACCAATTTTGAATATATTTATCGTTCAGTGTCTGGCAGGCCATTAGATTTTGTTGTTAATGTTGATATGTATGGACAAAAAGGTGGCGACGCTTCTACAACATCATATTCTGTTGGTGTATCAGGTATTACTGCTATGAGAGCTATGCCAGGAAATAGTTTATTTGTAGCTGCGGGTGGTGCATCAACATTTTTAATTACACTTAATCAGACACCGAATGCTCCTACTATATTTGGAGAATACACTTTTAACAGACAAGTATTGTTTAATTCTAATTGTATAACTGAAAGAGGCATTATTGATATATCTGGCTCACCTAACTCATCTAATGCCGGTGATACAGTATTTATTGATGCTAATGGTTTGCGTTCATTTAATGCAATTTTATCATTACAGAATGAAGGTCGTAATAGTATTTTTTCAGCTACCATTTCTGGATTATTTGCTGGAATAATAAATTCAACTACTATAACTGCATCTACAGGTTCTGGTTGGGCATCTGCTATAATGTTTGATAACTATGCAATATTTTCTGTAAACACAGTATTTGGATACGTATTAGTAGTGTATGATACTATTAACAATGTGTATCAAAGTATAGATACACTGCAAGTTGGTAATCATGCTGTTAAACAATTTGCGGCTATTACTATAACAACATTATCTTTATTTGCAATAACTGATGATGATAGAGTTGTTAAACTTTACTCATCTCCTACTTTTGATTCTTCTACTATTCGATTAGGCGCAGTTAGTGCACAAGACCCTAAAAAAGAATTGAAAGTTATAAATGTTCGTGCTATATTTTCTAATATAACTACTAATAGTACATTTACATGTAAATTGTTTGTAAACAATAGACTAGAACAAACTGTAACAGAAAAGCTAGAATATGTCAATCCTGTTACTCCTTATAATGGTGTTCCTATTGGAACTGATATTGATACACAAACTAACAATACATTATTTTCATTTCCAAACTCGTCACAAGGATGGAAAGCTTTTGTAGTATTAACATGGACAGGAAGTGCATCACTTACATCTACGTCAATCACTACTATAGATGAAACTCCAATGCAACCAATTCGTACTCAAGCTGTTATTCAGCAAACATAAATATGTTATCTTATGTATTACAACAAATTGGCTATAAAGTAGGACTGAATCCTGCTGACAGTGGCCAGAGAGCAGTTCTATTACGCTTCGCTAATACTGCTGCTAAAGAGTTATACAGTATCTCTGATATGTCAGGTTGTTTAGAAGAACAGTATTTCAAGATTAATGCTGACCAAACTATATCCTTGCCAGAGTATGTAGGACAAATAAGAGCAATGAGGGAATCTTGGTCACATATAGCTATTAAGCTATCACAAATGCGACCAAGGTATAATCAGTTTAACTGGACACAAGAATGGCGGAATTGGAGAATAAAAGGACTACAGACACTACAAACATCCTTGCAAAATCAATCTAAATTAATAGTGTCTGCGACTACTATAGAATCGACACCAGCTATTATTAACATTTCAGGGCCGTCAATAGGTTCTACTAATGTGTCCGAAACTATTACACTGTCAAGCACTCCAATTCAAACTTCTAATACATATCTTGATGTGTCTGCTTTTACTAGAAATACTGTTGGCCAATATGATATTATTCTATCTGATATAGATGGTAATCAAATATCATACATACCTAACAATAAACTTAAAGCACAATTTCAGATAATTGATATTTCTACATCACCTTGGTTTCCACCTAATGTTAATCCATTGTTAGGTTGGGTTGAAGTTCTATACAAGAAATCATTACCTTGGTTTCAAAATGATAATGATGAGTTTCCTGTTCCTGGATATGACGAAGTATGGATTAATAAATGCTTGCAATTATGGTATGAAGAAGCAAAAGATATACAAACAGCAACAGCCTATTATCAGAAAGCTATAGCATTGTTAGCACAGATACATGAGGATGCTAATAGAGGAACAGCGGATGAGGTTGCATTTGTAGAAAATCCTCATGATAGAATAAATCATCGTACAGGATTTGGAAGAGACTGGCAATATGCTTATAGAATTACAGGAAGATAACAAATTTGATACATTAATTTATGGCTAAATCATCTGCACTAACTGGTTCTCCACTGCCCCTCGATAGTAAACAGGCAAAACTGTGGAATACTTATGCTACATATCTTCCGCAGATAATGAATATAACAAATGCACAGGAAACTCCTGCTGCATTAGCTCAATTAGGTGCAACACAAGCTACATTACCTGGATATAATGCACTTAATTTACAACAACTATTACAATATGGTTTACCAACAGCACAAGCTGGTCAACAAATTCAGAGTTCAAATGCTTTAGCTGGTTCACAAACACTACTTGACCAACTTCAAGGGCCGGGTGGACAAGCTGCTATTTATGGTACTGCTCTTAATAATGCTCTTAATCCAGCACAAGCTGCTGCTAATGGTCAAGCTGCTAATCTGGTTAACAGTATTAACCTCAATGGCTTATCTGGCGGTGAGCAAGCAGCAGTTGAACGCTCACTAAACCAATCTAATTATGCCACTGGAAACCTAGGATTAGATAATGCTACCAATGCTGTATCAAACGCTATGCAATTTGGTAATGCATTACAAGCTAAACGTGCTGCTTTGGGGTCGGCCCTTGGGACTGCCACAGGGGTTGCTTCTTCTCAGAACCAGCAGATAAATCCATTTGCTGCTGCTATTGGCCAGCCTAGTCCAGCTACACAATCTAACTTTGGTACTAATACATTCTCTCCAACTAGTCCAAATTCTCTTGGTTCTAATACATCTAATACATTTGGATTTGGTTCAGGTTTGCTAGGAAATCAAACGTCAATGCAGAATACTAATACATCTGCTGGCGCGCAACTTGGAGTGGCTAATGCAATACCAGCATATATTGGTTCTGTATGTTGCTTTATTATGTTGGAAGCATATCATGGAACTATGCCAACGCATGTTAGAAAAAGTAGAGATAAATACTACAAGTATTCAACAGATATGGCTGCTGGATATAGGAGAGTAGCATACTACATAGTGCCATTAATGAAAAAATCAAGTGCCGTTCGCTCTATAGTTTGGCATCTTATGGTACATCCAATAACTAAACATCTTGGATTCGTACATGGAATAGAAGATTATTCATGGCTTAATAAAAAGATTTGTAGATTTTGGCTCAGAACATGGACTATTCTAGGCAGAAACAAGAATGAGTCTGCATATAATAAGGAATTTACTTATGCCTTTTGATTGGAGTAATTTTGGAAATGTAGTTACGTCACAAGCACAAGATGTGTTAAAGAATAGATTAGCGCAATCACCTATTGGTGGAGCGTATAATACAGTAGCACCCATATTCGGAGCACCTTCTTTAATTGGTCAATCTTCCTCACAATATTCTCAAAATCAACAACCACAACAGCCACAAACTAATCCACAAGATGCTGTTTTGAATCATTGGCAGCAACAAAATCAACAAACTGCCTCCGAAGGGCCACCTGTACAGCAAGTTAGTACACCAGAAGGAAAAGGTGCCCAAGTAGCACTTGCTTTAATCGGGCTTTAATCGGAGCATTATTATAATAACATTATGCCATTAGCACAAGTATTAGGAGATATATTAGGGGATGTAGGCAATGCAGCTTACAATCCACAGCCTAACCCTGCGTATGGAGCAGTTAAAGTTAGTCCTGATGACTATGTAAAGCATCTTAAAGCAGCAGGTATTAATTTGCCTGACAACTATCAGCCGCCACAATCTAATATGTGGCTATCACCAGATGGTAAGGACGTTACTGACCACGTTAATCAAGGGTTATCACCCAATGACCCATTTATAAAACCTGGATTTATGGCTAAACTATTTTCATCTAATGCTAGAGACATTCAAGGAAGAAATGCAGTAGCAGAAGCTTTCCCAGGTCAGCAAGCACAAGCACTGGCTGCTCAACAGAAAGCTATTTATGGCACAGGTCAAGCTTCAACTGGCTCTGCTATAGAGAGAGCTAAAACTATCGGACAGCAACCAGCTAATACTATTCCATTCGTAGCTGGTGTTGGTGGAATTGACCCTAATGCTATGGGAACTGCTTCTGATGTTATGGCTAGAGGGCAAGCTGGAACATATCCTGCTGCTGCCGAAGCAGCCACTAGACAATACGGAACTATTGGTGCACAAAATACACCAGAAGCATATGACCCTATTGCCCAAAATGCTGTAAGAGAGGCATCGACTGTTCAGCCATTTAGACAAATTGGCGAAGAATTTCAATCATTATATCCTGGACTTGGTGGTACAGCACTCAATATTGGTGCTATTAATCCCTCAACAGGAGTTATGGGTCAAGTTCATAATCCTGTTCAATCTTTACCAGTTAGTATGCTAGGTAATTCTCTTGGTGGTGGAATGACACAAGGGCCAACTGGTGCTGCATATCCTGTTAAACAGCCACAAGTAGCTGTACCACCTATGGGTTTAATAGGTCAGTCTGCTCCACAACAATCTAGTCAGCCACAACAATTAGCTCCATTTACTCCACCTGTTAATAAAGAAGGAACATCAGGTGCAGCTAACGTTACTCCTGTTCGTGGGACAGAGTTTGGTTTTGATAAGGATGGCAATGTATACTATATGCCAACTGGTGAATATTATGCTCCAGAATACTATGAGAATACCCCTGTTGGCAAAGCAATCAAGCATGCTATGAGTTTAAGCAAAGCTGTAGAGTCTGATAGAAAAGCTGCTCAACTACCTCATGGGTTTGGGTATGAACTTGGCAAGGCTTGGCACGATAGCTTTGGTTTTAATAGAGGACTTATTGGCCCTGCTGCTATTAATCTGTACCATAAAACAATAGGAGAATAGCATGCCAGTTCCAGCACAAGACATTCCATTTCTTAAATCGCAAGGTTGGACAGATGACGAGATTGCTAATTATAACCCACCTGTTCAACCTCAACAGCCTATCACTGTTCCACAAACTATTGGTCGTACACTAATAGCGCATGGTGGTGGTATATTAGGTGGTGGTGCAGGAGCTATTGGTGGTGGGGCACTAGCCGGAACAATGGTCGAGCCAGGAATAGGAACTATTGTTGGTGGTATTATAGGTGCATTAGCTGGTGGCTATGCTGGTCAGAAAGGCCAACAAGCTATTGAGTCACCAGAAACTTATGAGCAACAACAGTTACTCGCTCAACAAGCTGCTGAACAACATCCTAATATAGCAGAAGGAACCGATATAGCTGCTGGTGCATTGGCATCTGGTGGTATGTTCTCTCCAACAACTGCTGTTAAAGGTGTTGGCGGAATTATAGGTCGCTTAGGTGGTAAAGCCCTCACACAAGAGGCTAAATCAGTATTGTTACAGTCTGCTCTCAACCCTGCTATATCTACTGGTGTATCATTAGCACAAGGACAGGGTGTTCCAAGTATAGGTGAATTGGGCAAACAAGCAGCAGGCGGAGCGTTGTTTGCTAAGAGTTGGCTGCCTCATGGCAGGTTAGGTGAGCCAAATCCAGAAGTTAATAATAACGCGTTAACTACTAGTGGTAGTCAAGAGCCGACGAGCAAACCTTGGGTGTCGCCATTTACTGCTGTAGATGATGCTGGGGATTATAAGATTGGGAATAAACAAATACAAAGTTTGTTTAAGAAGAAAGACTCAGGATTCTTACAACCTGTTCCCAAGGATGCAGATGCCATTACTAAAGCATATATCAATACGGCAAATGAGAAGTTAGCTGCATTGCCAGTTGACCAGATGCGAGAGATGTTACACCAGAAATCTATGGGTGAGAAGGCTAATGATATTGAAGGGGTGAATGAACCAGAAGCAGGGTTAAGGAGTGAAGAAGAACCAACAGGAGAAGAAACACCTATTACTAGAGCTTTAATGGGGTTAGAACCTAGAGGGGAAATTAATGACAATACTAAGATTCCAACAGAAGATACTAGTGCAACTAAACCAGTATTTACTACAGAAGTATTGCAAAAGATAATTGATAAGGGAGCAACTAAACCAGTATCAGTACAGAGAATATTTCCAAAACTTAATCTGTCTGTTCCAGAAGCAACAGAAGCACTACGTCAGGCTGACCTATTAGCTGAGTTGCATGAGAATAGACCAATAGTACAATCATTACCACAAGGAGAAGAAAATGCCACTGGAATACGAGAAAACACGGGACAGCCTAGTGAGACAGGGCAAGTCGCTCAAAGCAGCCAAGTCAGAGGCGGCAGCAATATGGTGGAGCAGACACCCAGGAGCGCAGAATCCATTTCACAGGAAGTCAGCAGCAAGTTACCAAAAAGCCAGGAGTATAAAGGGATAGTTCAGTCAGCTCCACAACATCCTGAGTCAGATTTCATATCTAATGCTGCATACATGATTCAGCATCCAGAAGAAATGGGTCTGTATAAAAATCAACAAGGAGCATTTAATGGGACACAGTTGTTAGGTACACTTAAGAATAAGATTCCATCTCTTGAGTGGGAGATGCTAAAGGCTGCTGGAATAGAAAAGGCTTTTGAGGGGAGAAAGATTTCAGGAGAAGATGCGGCTAGGTGGATACAAGACAATGAACCGAAGGTGGAGGTGAGGAAGTTTGGGGAGGGTGCGTTGTCGGGAAGCACTCCAGAGTCCGCAGAACTTGCACAACTACAACACGAATGGAAAGATGTGCTTCCTTTTGGAACTCGTAATTCTGTTGATTCTTATTTACGAGAATACATGAATGACCCTGAATCAGCAGGTACTTCTTCGTGGTATAATCAGGCAGTTCAAGATTACAAGGATTCCTTAGAAAGTGGGGCTACTGGGTTTAATATGAAACCTAGTGAATTTGGTAGTCGTATGCGTCGTTATGCCGAACTTGGTTCTAATGTTGACAATGCTATGGGTGATAACTCCCACTGGCAATCCATCGCCCCCAAGTCCGAACAACACATGCCAGGGTATGTGGAGATTGCGGTGGTGAAGCCACGCAAAACAAAATATACAGTAGAAGAACGTCAGCAGATAATGCAGAAAACGGGACGTCATCCAGGAGAGTTTCCTGACCAATTCCCCTCCTCCCACAACTTCCCACCGAACACCCTCGGCTTCGTGCGTGGGTATATGGAGAACGTGAATGGCGAGAAGGTGTTCCACGTGATTGAAGTGCAGAGTGATTGGGCGCATCGTGTGAGAGAATACAAAGAAGCAGTAGCACGAAATCAAGGTCGTGACCTTTATCCCGGATGGCATGACGTAACAGGAAAAGAGCAAGACCCCCTTCTCTCCCACTACGAACGTCTCGCTCTGAAAGCCGCGATTGAACATGCACGTTCTCAAGGTGCTACGAAGATAGCGATTAGTGATGCGGAGACAGCGATGATGACGGAGGGGCATGATAGAGCCGGAACTGATATAGGTGGTAGTCTAATAGCAAGCTATCTAAGTAAAAACGAAGCTATCACTCGACTGAAAGAACTAAAAGGTAAAGCCGAACAATATGATACTGGCTTCAAGTATAAAATAGTAAAGAATGGCAGTAGATATGAAGTGCACCGAGATATAAACGAAATCAAACAAGAACCCGGAATGCGTCTCCACTACGACCGCACTCTTCCTAAAATCGCAGAGGAGCTGACGGGGAGTAAGGGGGAGAGGGTGAGTTTTGGGGAGCATAAGAATGCTATAGAACATGAGCGTGACTGGCGTCCTGAGTATGGGCCGGGATTGAGCGATAGACCTCGCTCCGACCTCATCTTCCGCAACCCCGACGGCACGCCAAAAACCGACGTCTCCGCTCGTGTATATGACATATCTAAGATACCAGAACGTCCACCTAAACTATTTGGCAAGAATTATTCTCCTCTCTCCGACTACAATCGTTATCAAGAGTTAGACAGACAGCGTGTAGCAATGGAGAGTAAAATTACTGACCCCGAAGAATTAATGGCTAGTCCAGAACACCAAGCTATTAGTAGAGAACTAGAAGCTATTAAGAATCGTAATGGTGGCATGCCTCCACCACAGTTTCCAGAGAATAGAGTAATGATGCCTGTTCAATTACAGTCACACATACTTAATGGTAAAGCTACTACAGGTAGTATATTACATGGTCTGGCTAATACTCCTGACCATCCCTTGCAAGAGTTAGCTAAAGGTCTATTAGATGCTGCTGATACGAAATCACTTAATGTTAAATGGTTCCATGATGCACGCCTGGACAAGAACAATGGCCAAACTATAATTAAAAGAATACCATATCCAGAATACGGTAACGTTGATAACCTTGTCGCCCGACTTAAGAAAGAATATCCAGGAATGGAAATTCTAGAAATGGGTAGATACAATGATATAAAAGTAATTGACCCGAAGACAGGCTATGGCAAGAGAACTCACTATGACCCAATAACTGATAGAGTTAATATTGGTACCGGCTCAGCTGGTGATGCTAGAGTTGTTATGGAAGAAGCTGTGCACAGTTTGACTTCTAAGAAGATTCCTTTCTTTAAAGGACAGGGTGAAGAATACTACAACAGACTTAATACTTATCTTAAGACTGGTTCTAATGAGCATGTTAAGGATTTGATTAGGTCATATTTTGAGACGGCTAAGGCTCTTGGGATACATCCAGAATTATTTAAGGATACTGAAATGCCTCTACATCCTAAAGGTGCAGCAGGAAATCCAGATGAAGCTGTTAGTCAAATACATGGTTATGGAGCTACAACCAAATATGCAATGGGCAACCTTGACGAGTTCATTGCTCAAGCTATTAAAGACCCTGAGTTCCAACGAGTATTAAATGGCATTAAGACAACTGACAATCGTACAGTTTGGCAAACAATAGTTGATGCTGTGCGAAATTTACTTGGCCTAGATGCTAAAGCTGGTTCTATGTTAGATAGAGTACTCAGAACTTCTGGTGAGTTAATTAGTCAAGAGAGACCAGAAGGATTGACTAGCATTAAGGATAGAGTTAATGCCCCACCAAAAGAAGGTGAACATGTAACACCAGAACTCAAACCCTTCTTTGGTCGTGCTGGTAGATTTTTTCAGAATGCTATAGAAAGGGCTAGAACAGTAGCACCAGAAGTGTCTGATGCATACCATAGATTCTACAATGCCCGCTCTGAGATATTTGGTAAGGTTTATGGTAATGTAAAGAATGTAATGAATCGAACTGGATTTACTACAGAAGATGGAAAACGATTAATAGAAGCCCAACGACAAGAAGAACTAACTGGCAAGCCTATCGCTACAACATTCTTTAAGAATAATGCTCAGCGACAAGTTTGGAATGAGTATAAGTTACGATACAAAGAACAAGGTGAAGAAGCCGTCAAAGACAAGCAGCCAGTGTATGACTACAATCAGCATCAGTTTCGCATTAGACAACTGTCAGATACATCTCACCCTATGATGCTTAATCCTAAAATTGGGGAGATACTACGAGCTAACACTGACACAGAGAAAGTCGACCAGCTTAAACAAGACTTCCTAGATAATCAGAAAGCTCATGGTGTCAGTTTGACTGATGCTCAAGAGAACTTAGCAACTGAACTTAAAGCCATGCAAGGTACTGCCTCCAATACTGGTTCAGGAAGTATGGCACATTTTAATGCTAATAGACGTGCTCAAGGGATACCTCTCCCACCCTCTTGGCAGAGAGATAACTTCGAACAGAACTTAAGAGCATATGCCTCTCGTAATGCTGGTGACAGAGCACACTATAAATACATCGAGTCTAATCCATCTGTTATGGCTCAGTTAGGAGAAACTCATGATGCATGGGGTCGTCCTATTCCGCCAACAAATAAGCCAGTTGTTGCTGGCAATCAGTTTGTTAAATCATTAATCAATGAATCAAAAGGAGAAGTTGGCCCACAAGGATTCTATACTGAACGTGCTGGTTCATCAACTGCAACTGCTCTGTTCATATCTTCTCCTGCTTTGTCTGCTGTTCATGTACCTATATCTAATATATCTGGTATTGTCGGGCTAACTAGAAATCCTATTGAGACAGGTAGAACTCTGTTAGCTGGACTAAAAGGCATGTATAGTGGAGTAGCAACTGCTAATAAGAATGGACTGGTTATTCCAATGGCTAGACCAGTATCAGACATATGGGATTCTTCTTTAACTACTGCCGAGCACTTTCAAGCTATGGCATCAATAGTTAGACGAATTGCCTCTTTCAATGATATTGCTACAAAAGCTAACTTAGGTTACATGCAGGCGGCCATGGAATTTTTAGTACCTAAACGTGTTGCTCAGGCTAACTATGGTGAGGGAGTTGGAGCTAAAACTTCTCAGCAATGGTTGCGAAAATTAGACCCTGACTATACTATAGGTAAACAATATTCACCAAATGAAACACAACAATTAGCTTCTAGGGCCGTTGGCTATCTGCATGGCACTAATGACCCACGTTCAATGCCAGAATGGATGATGCGTGATTCAGAGATTTCAGGTTTCTTCTCTATTGCTCATTGGTCAGTTGCTCAGACAGATAGATTTATGCGTGATGTATGGACACCAGCAACTAAGGGAGACTTAACTCCACTAGTCGCATCTATGTTTGGTGCGACACTAGGTGGATATATTATCAAAGAATTGAGAGAACAAATATCTGGCAAGCATTCTCCAATACCCTCTTTGCAAGAGATAGCCGCATCAGATAGGCAGTTCAAAGGTAACGCTGGCCCATTAGCATATAACATGATTTCTGCATTACAGTATGCAGGATTTGGCGGAGTGTTTAGTCAAATTGCCAAGTGGCCATTTGATGTTGCATACAAAAATATTCCACAAGCCGCTGCATTTCCATTGGATGAAGAAATAACAGATATAGGTGGTACTATATCTAATGTAGCATCTGCTCTGGCAAATGACCCGAACATCAACTATGTTGACTTAGCTAAGAATGTAATGGCTCATGTACTTACATCTGACTTTAGGTTAGCTAGAGAAGGATATAATCAATTAATTAATAATGGGATGATAACTGGAACACTAGCAGAGAAGAAAGCACTGTCAGATAAGATGAGTCAGCTTAGACGATTTGAACAGGTTGAAGGATTACCATTCAATGCACAAGATGCTAGTAATGCAAATCCATACATGAACCTTGAACAGAAGAAATTCAAACTAGAACAAGACCCACAGAAAGCTGTGGCCATGTTACCAGGATTAATTAGTAATATTATAGAACATTATTCTAAGACTCCTGATGTAATGATGGGCAAGTTAAAAGCTCTTAAAGAGAACTCTTATTCTACTTTTCCCTCAATGGAAGAAATGCCTCTGTCCTTCTTTAAGTACATAGGTTATCTTAACAGGACGGAAGGGCCAGAGGCAGCGCAAGCTCAACTGATGGATTATATGAAACATAAAGTGATTAACGAGGCTAAGAGCTCTGTTGTTCCTTAAATAGTTTCGGGTTACCAAACCAACTATTTTTGGAATCTATCCATACTGCAATGACAAGATTACTTCCTAACTCTTTATATTCCATATCATCTCTTTTATAGTTAGTAAATCGTAAGCAAGCAACCAATGCCTCATTATCTATTTTAGGCCAGCCAATAGGTTCAGTATTTCTATACATATTATACTTTCCCATCCTTCTTATTTTTAGTCCAATCTCTTTTCTTGACTTCTTCCCAAGTGTTCGATACTGCCATACTTAAGTCAATATCATTCTGTTCACAATAGTCAGCTAGATATATTACAATATCACCTATCGCGTCTATCTTAGATAGATGATGGTCTATTACTTTACCTCTAATACCTTGCTCTGCTTTCAAATGAGCATGACATAGCTCACCAACTTCTTCTGACACACCAAGTAAAGGTTGATGTTTCTGTTTGTCAGGGAAGTTTTTAGCAGACCATTCTGCTACTTGTATTTGTAATTGTGTTAGGTTCATATTGCTTTATATACCATGTATTGTTTGTGTGTCAGTTTATCCTCAGCAGAATCCTCTACTATCTTACCCGTCCCTATTAAATGTCCTAGAATATCTTCTGCTGATTTCTTACCTTGTGGTAATGATTTCCAGAACTCAGTTACTATATCTACCATTGTTGTTGTGTGTCGTTCACCTATGTAATGAAATATCTTATCTGTTACTTTAGCTAGAGGATTGTCAGTCTCAGATTGTAGAGCTAAATGCATAGTAGGTTCCTCTCTATCTAATATTTCTATTGCTCTCTTAACTTCCTCTACACCTATTACCATATCATTATTCTGAATACCATCATAATCATTCTCAGAAAAGTGTTCGGCCATAGCAACCTTCTTAACCATAATTAGTTTCCTAGTGTAGTAGTGTACTAACTTAGGTGAACTATTGATTCGGTTCTTAGGGTTAGAATCAAAGTCTATCCACCAATCATCTAGGAACTTAGCAGCCTCAGGAGTAAATCTAACTTGACCATACAACTTAGCTAGATTCTTTATGTGTGCTAACAACTCTGCTCTATACCTAGCTTGTTCAGGAGTCGGTTCTGGTATATCTGATACTGACTTACGATTCTTGATTGCACATATAAATAAGCATCTCGCAGCAAATCCAGTACCTATCAGTTTGTCATTCGATATTTCTTCCATGAAGTCAGGAGTGGTTCCAGCTAAGAAGTTAAGACATCCTCTACGAACTCTATCCTCTCCGTTATTCTTAGTTTTGTATTCATAGTCTAATGGGCAGCCATGAAGTCCATTGATGTAATGTATAACACTATCGGCTTTCTTTCTGAATAGAGACCCTAGCTCGTCAAGGCAGAAGAACATTGAGCAATGATAGTATATATCCATCTTAGGCTCACCAGAACCATTAACATATGTAAAGTTAATTCTCCTGCCGGCCTTGGACATACTATCTACTAATGCTTCATAAGTAGTGGCATCTGGCGCGTATGGAAATAGGGTAGCATCCACTTTCTCTCCACCACGTTTAAGCTTCATAGTAGATGCTTCTGCATCCTCAAGATTAGCTTGCTCGACTTTCTCTATGACTAATTTTTCTTGGTCAGAGGACTTATCATGAACGGTGTTGAAGTCTTTTTTCTTGTGAAATTTTAGGAACTCCATCACGCGAGTTAGTACTAATGATTTGCCAGTTCCCGGTGGGCCATATAGAATACCATACATATTACCGAACAATGGATTAGTACCATTCTTAGGGTCAGCACCAAATGCAACTCTGCGTTGTAATGATGCGGCTACAATGAATCGCCAGCCCCAAGCAATATAGCTATTAGGGCTAGGCAGAGCATCATTGTAGGCCATCCATTTGTCAAAGTTGGTCATAGTTTATTTAGTTCTTCCTCAATAATTCTTGCATGACAAGTTGGAGAGGCAGTACCACAACCAGGACAATAAAGAATGGCTCCGTTATTAATTTGTTCTTTCAACCATTTAACTTTATCCGGACAATACTTAATAACTGCTTGAAAATGTTTTCTATATGATTCTGACACTACTAACTCTCTTTTTGGATTACCAAACAATCCATCAAATATTCCGCCAGAAGATGCTCTTCCAATATTAATCTTCATATAGCTAAAGTTTTCAGTCCCATCGGATTATCTTTCTCTTTGAATGGTGCCCAATTAAGACCCACTTGTGTCTCAGATTTCATGTTGAATACTACTCCATCAACGGGTGAAGTAAACTCCTGTTCAATAAATTCTTTCTGTTTTCTTCCGCACTGCATTGCTTCTTCTATAGGACATTGAGATACTATGCTGTCATGGCCATTAAGTAACAAGTCCCAATCAAGATGATTAGTCTCTATGTATTCCTGCATTGCACAGTATGCTCTGTTAGTTATCTCACCTACCGTTGATTGCGGAGTCCATGCATAGAATGATTTATAGTCTTGTTCCGATGGACTATGCTGACTAAGATAATAAGGAGCTCCAAAGAAGTTATAAAGTATTCTTGTCTTTTCAGCTTGATAACGAACTCGCCTATTACGTTCAGGAATTTCAGGAAATAACGAACGATGTATTACTAGAAATCTAGTGGCTTCGTCCATTGGGAGAGATATTTTTCCGCCAGATTTCTCCAAAACATTCATTCTAAATGCTTGTGCTTGTACATCATAGTTAGCACTAAGATTAGTTTGTTTGCCAAAATAATAATATCGTTTAGATGATGGCCAGTTGTCAGTCTCTTTTATTAGATGCGACAAATCTTTCCAGTATGGATTAGATTTTAGTGCTTGTATAGGCGTCTTTAGTACATCTTGTATATCAAATCCTGGTACATCTTTCATTTCTTTTTGCCATACATGAGGAAACAAATGAGCACTAACATACACATGAGAATGTACTCCATGAATGAATAGCTGTCTATATGGGCCAGCTTCACAATCATATCCCATGATAAGAGCTTCGGCTCCGGCTTGGTCAGTCTGAACCAAAATCTTACCATCATCAGGTACATATATCTGACGCATTGATTTCTCAATGTTTTGTAAGTTACCACCAAAACCTATCTTCTTCAACTTGCCATTGATATACTGTTTCTTAGGCATAATTTGCCTAGAACGCAGACGAAAAGATTCTGCGCCAGCTACATGCCACATACAGGAATCTCTAATCATTTTATGTATCTTAGATACGAGCCTGTAATTACTTTTGAGTTAAAGCTAGATGTAGGAGGCACCCATTCTATACCTAGTTTCTTAAACCATTTCTTTTGTGCTTCAGTTGGTGGAAGTTGACACACTATTCGTGGTTGTGCTTTCATTTGTATTAATCCAAGGAATAAACCTAAGACGACTTGTTTCTTTCCTTGTTTGTCTATAAATATTTACTAACGTTAATACAGGATTGTTATACTTGAGTGCTAGTTTGTACAACGACTTCTTACCTAATGATGGCTGTCCAGTATCCTTAGACCGAAACATAACAGGATAACCTAACAACTCATGGAAGTAAGTGCAGCATTGTTTAGTCGAACCAGCAAACATGCCAACCTTTCCTGTTCCTCTTATATCTTTCATGCCTTGCTCACCAATCAAAATCTCAATCATTCTATTGTACTGTACCATCAATCTATCATTTTCATTACACATAGAATTTATTTTCGCCTCGTCCGTTTTGATGCCTTGTAACGTGGAGGTAAGATAAGGACGAATACACCGCATAGCAGCCATAATACTTTCAGATAAACCGGGAATCGTTCTAGCATATGATTCAATAGCGTTGTAAACTAGATACATAGTGTACACATCTTTACCACAATAGCGTAACCTGTCCATCATTTGTTCATGTGTTCTGTATGCCATTGAGTTCTCATCTTTATGAAATTTCTCCCATGTCCAGTATGATACACAATGACCAAGAGACTTTTCAATGTCAGGAAAGCATCTATGCATAGCTATCATAGTATCATATGTCTTAACTATTGGTATATGATACTTCCACGCTAAAATAAAGAAATCAAATGTTTGACCATTGTGGGCAACTAAAGTATTGTCTCTAATAGCAATTGCCAAAGCTCGTAAAATACAGTGTAGATTAGTATAAGCCCACTTATAGTTATAATCAAGAACAGGTACAGAATAAATAGTAGAGCCATCAAAAGAGAAGCTAAAGCATTGCCAATTGCATTCTTCAATGTCTGTCTCTTTGTCATAAAATAATAGTTTGTTCTTGTTATCTTGTAAACACTCTATCACTTCTTTAGCTGATGGATAGATAATGTATTTTGGTTTTCCAACCACTGGACTGTAGTCAGCGAGTATCTTCTTACACTTGGATACATCAGCTTTGAGCCAAAAAGCATAGTTAGCCCTCTTGGTTCTGCCATGTCTCTTAACATCGCCCTCGTCCTCATCTTCATCTGAACCTGATACCTCAGAGTCTGTAGAATAGTCTTTAGCATATGGATTATTTTCTCCTTCATAGTTACGAGGGTCAACTGCATCTTGCGGAAGATAGGATGCTATTGCAGGAATACCTTTGTGATACATCAGGGAACCTCTCATTTCATTGAGTGAGTTCCCTAATGTTTCAGGAAGGAATTTATGCATTGCTGATTCTCCAAGTAGTAATATACACTTGGTATCGGGGAGTAGCGGTGCAGTTTCATCCCTTAATCTCACGTCACATTGCATACTATTATATTCAGGGCGTAGACAATGGTTGTCAAAAAGCAATCCTCCATTTGCACTTAGTAACCTTAGAGAATCAAATCTGCTTGGATTACTCATGACTACTGTCAATCCTGAATACTTAAACTTTGGTTTGTTCCTTAATAACATTTGAATCGTGTGATGCTAGTTCTGCCATTATAGCAATACCAATAGATTTTATATCATCTATATGGTGAGCAATTATCTTTGTCTCTATATCATTAGCTAATACTGAAATCTTAACTCCATAAGTTCTTATTTCCCCATTAGTTACTATATTATCCTCAATTCCTATTTGCATAAATTAAATTAAAGCCGATATTATCACAACTCCCTCGGCAAACGGGAGGAATTACTTAGTATGGTTTAGAAGCACCAGTAGGTGCTGGCCCAAAGATTTGAACTATCTTAGGATAGTTAGTCTTGAGTTCTTTCTTAGTGATAGGATTAATCATAACATCACCTTCTTTAATTCCCTTGGCCAGTTGTTCCTTGGTTGGGGACTTGCGTTTAACCTTCTGGTCATTGTCCAATTCAGCATAGACAACTTTGCCTTTGAATCCCATTGGAGGATTCTCAGGATTAAAGTTATCTTCATCAACAGGAATCTCACACGCTTTGTAAAGAGCAAGCAAGCGTTTCTTGTTGTCTTCTGTCTTTTCAATATCAACTTGACCGTCTACTAATGTTTGTACATTCTGATAATACTTAATAGGTATTCCAGCAATGTTATATTCTTCTCCTGCTACTTCCATTGATTCGGGAGAAACAATTTCTAATCCAAGAGTAAACATTGGATTTTCCTTGCTAGAAGGAGCAAACTTTTCATCTATGAATCTAAGAATATAATTTGATTGATGTTCAAACACTACATCCATGTTCCATTTCTTCATTGTTAATTGGCAGTAGGATGCCAGCCTATGTTTTGGTTATCCTCTTAGATGTTATACCTAAGAGAAATCATTTACCAGCAGCCTTAGTTGGCATTGGTGGTTTAGCATTCATCTGGTCGCTCAACTCTTTAAGAGCAGCAACCACATCTATAAATTCAGAATAGTGAGTTGCTGATTGTTGTACACCTTGTTGAGTAGGAAGTTGGACAGCCAGAATCCATCCATTAGTTATACGAGATATAGTTATGTTCATTTGTTATGTTGTTGTTTGTTTTCTCATGTACTTACTAAAGCTTTCCCAATTAGCAGGGATGAATTTTGGTTGATTAACCAGTGAGCCAGACTTAGCATTAAACAAATCGTCACCTATTGTTTGCCAGTAATATATAGCTGGCCCAACAAATGTATCACACATTGCCTTGAACTCTTTAACATCTTTCATTCCCCATGCGGCCAATGACTCTGGTTTGATACTACTATAATCAGTTGGCTTAGCTGCAACATGCTGTCTGAACCAGTCTGTGTAGTCTTTGATTATGGTATCACCAGACTTGCCAGACAACACAGGACGTATCTTACCTGTGTACTGTCCCGGCTGTCCAACTGTTGTTGGTTTGTCAGGTCGTTCTGACTCATGGCAGAGTAATATAACATCACACTTTAGTGACATTAATAAGAATGATATTTCATTAATATACTTCTCCTTTATCTGCCACTCTATAAATTCATTTACTCTACCTGTCTTAGAAATAGCTACTTCCATTTCGTTAGCCTTAAACCAAATGTGGTATGCGTTCTCAATATCAGACAGTCCATCATTAACAAGGGTTTGTTCACTAGTCAGCTTAGGAGATTCTTTCTCTAACCAAGCTATGTATCTGTCTTTAACTTCTTCTCTTTTACCGCCTATCTCTGGCTTGTAAAATGGTATCTCATATACGTCAGATCGGCCTTGATGTGCGCCTAGTCCTCTATTTAGATTCGCAACTATGGGATTAGGAAATGTAAGGGCCGCCCATGTCTTGCCTGTGTTTGGGAATCCTTGAATACCTAGTCGGATTTGTTGTCTGCCTACTACCTTGTCTAATGAATTGCAGTTAGGTGGAATATAAATGTTACTCATTGTTGTTCTTTCTATCAGTTACCTGTGTTCTCTAAATACTTATGTCGTTCTATATTGGCATCTGGTATTATACCCTTCTGAATCTTTACTCCACCAATCTCTATGTTCAAATGGTTTTGTTCAACAGTTGTTGTAGAAGGGCCAAGAGTTAATAAGGGATATGCTCTGTTAAAAGCCTGTAACAAAGACTTACCAGATGTATGTTCTATTACCAGAGCTAGTAAGAACACTCCATCTTTGTCTTTAATATGTATTGAGATTGTTTTTGGTTCGGTCATACATCAGCCTCAGATAGTTTAGTTAAATCTCTCCACACTCCATCTACAAATTCTGCATCACGATTGACTTTATAGATTGTTCCACACGACAAACATGAACCATCTATATCATTTTCATCTACTATCACTTCATCAGCACAGTAAGGACATGGATATTCTTTTGTCATAACATATTAACTCCATATCAAATCTTTATTTTCAGTTTTAAGTGCAGACAGGGAACGATTTATGTAGTCTGCAACTGGTTTAGTTTTTACTTCACTCTTCATTCCATTTTGCCAAAGCCAGTGCAGATAACTTGCTGGAACATCTTGCATTGGTGTATCTTTGTATTTACCAAAAGGCATTGGTGATAGGTCATCTAGTATAATCATACCTCATTATATTTTAGTGGGTCGAAATGTCTAACTTTGAAATCTCTCTCTAATAAAATCTTAGATACATTTTCTTCTGAATTACAAACACACCAAAATTTGCAACGTCCCCACTCACCTATACACGACCCGTTAATTAACCCTTCTTGTGGTAAGTAACCAGTCTTAATAGCTTGTGACAGTCTCTTACATTGGTCGTCAAGAGTAAGTCTAAATGCATCAAGGTCAGAGTCTCTGTATGTAAACACTGATGACCTACCATACGATGTCTCATTCATAGCAGGCTTGATAAAGATAGCATCTATAAATGCACCAGTATTAGTCTTACCTATCTGTCCAAGTATAGAGTTAGGTTCAAGGGCCGCCATTAGTTTTAATGCAACAGTATAAATGCGTAGCTGTCTAGCTCTATCATATTTAGAAAAGTATTCTTTCTTATTCCAAGTTGAGGTTGTTTTGAAATCTCGGATAGCATAACAGCCACCCTTAATCCTGCCTAAACCATCTATTGTTCCACACAGATAGATTCGTACTGTATCATCTTCGTAATATAGAATACGGAAGGTTACTTCGGATGCGGGTTGTAAGAATGATTTGGCTCCATTACAGACTGGACACTCTGATACAGTTAAAATGACTTTATCACCTTCCATTCTAAGACTAGAAGTATCTGCAAAAGTTCCACTCCCCTTACACTTCCAACAAGGCAAGTTAAGTTCTACTAACTCAAACTCTTGGTCAGGCTTAATATACATTTCCCATGTGTTAAAGGCTACACCTATCATATGGTTCTTGTCCATAAGATGCGGTGATTTACCTTTGAAGTCAGCCTTAGGTGCAGAGAAAGCTAATTCAGCTTCGGCCCTAGCTGTTGGTATGTGCCCTTTAGTCTTGTACATCATGTCCCAATACTTATGACATGCTACACCATAAGTTAGTTTGCAATCTTGCACTGGTTCTGTATATCCATCTACAACAGTTCTGTGTAAATTAAGAATACATCCAGATGCTCCAAGAGCAGTTGAGTCTAAGTTAATATCAATCATCTTTTCTTATATGTTAGTAAACTCACATCCACCTCAATCCCAAGATTCTTAGCTAGGGCTAATCCTTTAGCTAGATTAGGATTGGCAGACATAAGTTGTTGTTCTTTACGTTTAGCTGGTGTTGCCATTTCAGGACGGGTCTCTGGAAAGTATTGAGCGAAATGAATCCTAAGTTCTTCATCAGACATCTTTTCCAAAGTAGCTGCATCACAAGCTATTAGTTCCTCAATGGTCATATAAGGATGCTAAGTCAGCTAGCACAAATTGCGGTTCTTTATCTGGAATAAATACTGTTACATTTTTCTTTGTTTTCTTTATTGACTGTATATTATGGCCACCAGAAATTCTATGTGTTGACATACCCACATATCTGAACTTATTCTTCTTCATGACTTAATAATCTTAACCTCTCTTATTGATACAGAAAATATAATGTTAGTTAACCCATCTAACTCCATGTTAAGTTGTTCAACTTGTTCAGGAGTCAATAGCAATCCATCCTTATGAAAAGGCTCGGTGGCTTGTGGGTTGTCTAACCATTCTTCCATGTTACGTTTCCATATAGGATTATCTTCTTCTGCTATACAGACTTCTGCTTTAGGTGAGTCACCTTCTAATACATCATCAAACTTCATTGCTACTCCTACACCATCTATCATAGAAATAGTAATTTCTTCTCTAAACTTTTTGTATATGCCTTGTTCATCCATATTGTTCTCTACATCCAATAGATAACGAAAGGCTTGATTAACTCGTAAGTATAACGAACGAACACTGACATTAGGCCACAAATCTTTTCTATATGTTCGTGGCTGTCTGTCCTTAATCATTTCGTCTATGTCTCTTTTCAACCATTCAGCATAACGACGTTTGTAGTATGTAGCATACGATTTACGACTCCAACCATGAGGACGTTTCTTAACAACTAAATTTACAACTTGTTGCATAGTACGACCGTCATTGAAAGTTACTGTAACAGGCTTGGGTTGTTGTTCTATTGGTTCAGACATATAAAGCATTACAGGCTTGATTGCTTTTTAAGTACGACAAGCTCAGTAAGTTGAACACGTACTAGCATTATGAGTCTCATGCTTCTCGGTAGTCTAATCAGAGTGTTGACTTTCCATACACTCTAAGACACCTTATTATAGTCATCTGTCCTAGTACCGTTGACTCGATAGTAGGTTTCTTAGGTTGTCCTACTATCAAATTAAACGTCCAGTTTTATGTGGTTACTGGACAGGTTTATGAATAACCAGCAAAAGCCTAACCAAATGCCGCCACAATACCTTAAATTGTTTAGGCAAAGGGTGGCTCGTGAAAACCACAACACTGTTAAGTATTACTTTCAACGCCCGATGCCTTCAAACAGCTAACGTCTAATTCCGTTTACTGTGTATTGTCAGAGTGCCATGTTATAGACATTCACTCATTGTCTATACTATTACTTATGTCACAGTTAATCGATGGAGCTTGTGAACAAGGTATCGTCAACCAGTTTAATAATAGCTTCTGTCTTTATTCAGAATGTCAAGCGCATATTTTATGTCTATCGCCCAGACAAAATTAACATCTAATTGCTCAATACTATAAGCATTTTCTATGCCAAGTCAAATTAGTGTATAACTAATGTTAGAAAGTATATCGTATCTTTCCTAATACATTATATCTTTTCAATGCTTGTTCAAGTGACCTTACATTCAATGACAAATCAATCTTATCATTCATTATAGCTTCTTCATATTGAGCTAGAAATTCTTTTGCTTTGACTGGCAACTTAAGTAAATCTCCAAGAGCTATTACTATTGGAACTATATCTCTCTTACGTTCCCTCAATGGTTTAATGTGCAATTCAAATGTACTTATTCTCGCATACAAATCTTTCCTGAATAGATTCTTATCAACCATTTCTCTTATATTGCGATTAGTTGCACACACAAACCTACATGAAATCTCTTTTTCATCTGCTGCACCGACAGGACGAATGTATCTTTTGCCATCAATAGGTTGTAATACATTAAGCAACTTAGCTTGTGTTGACAATGGCAAGTCGCCAATCTCATCAAGAAACATTACTCCATCTTGGGCAGATAGTATTAGTCCTTTCTTACTGCTAGTTGCACCAGTAAATGCACCAGCAGTATGGCCAAACAGTTCTGACTCCACTAACTCTGCTGGCATAGCCGCGCAATTAATACGAGCAAATGTTCCTTGTCTATCACCTATCATTGCTCTAGCTATTAGCTCTTTACCAGTTCCAGTTTCACCAGTAATAAGAACTTCATCATCAACTTTAGCTAGCTTCATAGCATCAGCTTTCATGGCTAGGGTATCTTCATCTTCGGTTATAAACTTCTTCAACCACAAAGCTGCTCCTGTAACCATATCTACTAACTGTCCATTCTCAATTCTAAACTTTAACTCAGGAGTAATATCTAGTAACTGTTGTACAGCTTCTACTTGTCCAACAGCTAATAGAGAACGCAGAGTAGATTCTGTTGGAGCTATTCTATCAGGTGTGTTAGGTTTTTGTATTGATATCATAATTTAACTTTCATATAATTTTCCTATCTTTCGGTTGTACTTTAATTCCCCATCTATACTGAAATTGCCCAGGTCGTATATTGTATGACTTATTTATTCTACCTGCAAACTCAAAGTTCATACTATCATACAATGACCTAAGAGCTAACGACACTACAGGCGGAACTGTAACAGGTGCTATAGGCCTAAGCCCCAATGTTAACTGGTTGTTCTGACTCGTTATAGTTTTCATCTTCTTCCATTACAGACAGACCATGTTCTTCAGCATCACGACGACGCTGTTCTTTCTCATAGTCCTCAACTAAGAATTGGTATTCTTCACTTGCTAGTTTAAGTCCAATCATACAACCTTATCTCCCTCTCTAAGTTCTTCATGTTGTTCTTCATCCTCATGCAACTCATGCACAATGGGGACTATATCGTCATTTGGTACATGAACGAAGGATGGATTGGTTCTGGTAACTTTGATTTCTGTTACCTGTACTCTATAACAAACTTGAAATGGTTCAAGATATAAAGCAACAGCATTACACAGTTGTTCGTTATCCAATGGTGCTTTATCTTTAGCTGAATCAGGTATCTCTACTATTAGTTGTACTACTTTGGTTGTCATATTATCGTCCTTTGTATTCTTTGATTACAACTCTCTTTACAAACTTATCTTTAAGAATAACCAATGCTACATTATGTGCATAGTTTTCTACATTAAAGTTCTTACTTGGTGCTTTTATTTTTATATCAATTTTGATTGTCATACTCAATATCCTTCCTCTCTTAATCCAATATAGATTGGACTTCTTGGTTTAATTTTCATACCATGTGGTTTGTGTTTGATTGTTATTTGTTTGTCTATCCATTTTGCTTTGTTGTTCCAAATCTCTTTTCGTAAAGCATCAGTTAGTCCAACACCAGTACCAACCTTAAAGTCTAATCCATTCTTATCTCTAACTAAGAATGCTCCAAGAGTATCTTTGCCTAGTAAGTTATCTTGACATGACGACCTATCCATCTTACCTACAGCATTATAATTGTCCGAGTTTCCATTCTCCATCTGTTCTAAGAAGCCTACAATAGTTACCTCTTGTCTTACATAGCGAGCTAGTTTAATAAGATATTGTTCTCTTATAGTAGAGCGTCCTTGTTTGTACGGCGAGTTAGGTGTACGAAAACATATACCTTCTCCATGTTCCTGTTCAAAAATCTTAAATGTTCTAAATAAAGTTTCAGCATCTTGACATGGAAAAGGATATTGGTATTCAGTATCTTTCCAGTCATAGTGACGTATATTAATGATTGCTTGATTGTATCTTGTTTGATATGGAAGTTCACCAAACCAGTCCAGTATATGAAACTGTATTAAATCCGACCTCTCATGCTCCTTGGACATAACTATAGATTCTATCTCATCATAATTAAGCTCAGGATTCCATAATTCCATATCAAATCCTGCTGGCAATTTCATTGCTCTAGCCCTTATGGAATAGTTAGGTATTAGTTTAAGTGTACGAGATACTAGGTTGTTAAGTTTGATTGCTCTTATACCATCCTTCTTTAGGGTAGCTAGGACTGGATAGCGAAGTTTCTCCATAGCTGCTAAGATATTAGCATCTGAATGTTCCACTGATGGTGGAAGGAGTGAGGCAGCTAACATGGGGCGTTTGAAGTTTAGCATAGTTTAGCTGTCTCCATAATCAGATGGGTCGCCACCATAACAACCATTATCAAATTCTTGGTCGTCAAAGCCACGAGATGAATAAGCACTATCTCCTGGTATTTCTTTCTTCTTTACTTGAGTTTCATTGAACTGATAGTAGCCATTTATTTTAGTTCCTTTTGAACCTTTAATTATAAGATAACCACAATTTGACCAAGTTCGGAATGTTTTCCATGTATGTTCATTCATATCATTCATCCTCTCCTATTTCTCCACCAAGTTCATGTTGTTCTTCATCAGTATCAGGTGGTGGCCCATTCTCTACTAATGCTCTTGCTAACTCTTTTGCTTTGTGATAGTTAGTAATAAGGTCTTGCCAATTCTCATGCTGTCTTACAACTTTAGATAGACACTTAAGTCTATGTGTAACTACGAAAGCCTGTTCTTCTTCTACTGTTCCACGATAGTATAGGAAGTTTTGTATAGTATCTGATAGACTGGTTAGTCTAGGTACACGACCGCAACCCTGGACGAGTTCGATAGGACTCCAAGTTGGGCCAACAGTTGCTTTACGAGGTCTTGTGGGTACATTTGCAATATCCTCAACAACTGCATACCCGTTCTTTTGTCTACGAACTTTGTAGGTAGTTTGTTCATCGGTATGATGCAAGGATAGGCCAACACCCCCCGCTTTGTACGTGTAAATACAATACAAACTCTTACCTGATTGGAATCTATCGATTTCATGTTGTCTTTGCTCCTTTGATTGATTGCCTAGTCGTAATTCTTTTGGTAAATCTTCAAGAACTCTATCGTCAACATCATCAAGCATCATATCTTCCATTGTTACCCCTGCTTCTTGAAATGTTTTTAAGTTAGCAGTAACTTTAGCCTTCAATTTCTGCTTGGCTGTTAGCTGTGTTTGCCCGCCACCCCATATAAGTGATATATTATTACGGTCAATGCCATACTTATCATGCAGTATCTTAGTAACTGCTATGATAGTTTTCTTAAACTTACAAGCTAGTACAGCAGCATAACCTTCTTGAACATCATGATACATTCTAGCCGCAAAAATATAACGCTTACAGTATTCAGCAGCAGCTAAGAATATACCTAGTTCTACTAGAGCTTGGAACCTAGGATTGTCAGTTATAGATTCTTCTAGCTTGGCTTTCCTTATCAGATACTTCTCCCATGCTTCGTCATATTCTTTACGAGTTTCAGGTGAGTCAAAATCTATTATTTCTACACTATTAATAGCATTGAACTGCCATCTTACACCTTTGACTCGTACAATATAGTCATCCAAATCTTTCATTAGCCTCTCTACGGCAGCCTCATTATACTCATCAGGTGGCGAAGGGGCCGCAATAGCTGCTGCATAAGTTGGCCAAGTAGATTCAGACAGCTTGGTTCCATGTGGAAATCCTAGATGAGATATGTCCTTCTTGGTTGCTATAGCAAATGCTTTAGCTTCTGACACACGGGTAAAGGGAGTGGCTGATAGGAATATCTGTGTGGTGGGTGTATCAATGGATGAATACTTAATAGCTATCTTATGTTGGATAGAAGAATCATTCTTCAATGTTTGACATTCATCCCAGAATATAACACAAGGATTGATTAGTTTCTTCCACTCATACACTTCTCTTTCTTCCCCATCAACAATAATATTCTTACACATTATCCATAGCTGTCCAGCCCTAGCTCTTAGCTGTTCAATGTTAATAACTTCTGTGTCAGATGGATGCTTAATTCCGAAAAACTTAGCATTAACTCTCTTAGTCTGCTCAACAACTGATGAACGAGTTATAGATAGATAGTTAACATGACCCCATGTTTTATCAGCTTCAAACTTTCTATCTTTAAGTCGTCTATCTATTGCAGCACAAATAAATGTTTTACCTGTTCCAGTAGATGCAATGATTAGTATAGCTGGTTTCTTATCATCACACACTTTATCCAATGCTTCCTTCGTAGCTTTCTTTTGAAACCAGAATAGAAAACCTTTCTCTAAAGCAGATGGTGCTAGACCATAGTCATTACTATTATTGAATCCAGATTCGTCTAACGAGCTAACGGCTTGGGATGATTGGAAGTGCGGGGTAATTTTGGCATTCGTGCTACCATCTGATTGTACTCCTTGCACTGGTAAGTCGGCAACTTTAGGTTGGTTAGATGGGACAATCTTACTGGTATCTGTACTGGCAACTGGTGCAGGAACATCACTTTTATTTTCAGTTTCATATTTCCTTTCTTTCAGTTTGTTTTCCAAATCATCGGACAGTTTAGTACACCAGGCTTTTAGTTGTACTATGTCTATAGGTTTGTCACACTGTTCTTGTGTAAAGTTAGCCAATATGTAGGCATCATCGTAGCCGGTAACATGGTAACAGTCTCTCCATGTTTTGATATTACCAAAGGAGAACTGTGACTTTAGTTTATTAGTTATACCTAGTATAACTTGCCTTTGCTGTCGTTCAGCTTTGGCTATAGCTTTGATTGCTTGTTGTTCTTTTGTATCGGTTGACATAAATTAGTCAGGCTCAGCGCAAAGTATTGCCCATGCAGGTAAAGTAGATAATGTTTCTCTTATTTTTTCTTGATGAAAAAGATACATTGATTTATTACTGTTTGGCGGCCCTTGGTTTGGAACTTGTGATAGTGTCATCGTTGATTCACTTCCTTGGATACTCCAACTTCTTAATGATTTCCACCATTCACCAGTCTCGTCATGCTCATCAAATGAATGAAAATGTATTCCCCTTGAAGTAATTTCATAAGTGTATGTATAATACACTTCTTTATCTATTCCATCGGAGTTCCATTGGTCTGACCACTTAATTTTGTATAAGCTTCTATCTTTTCTATGATAGAAATTAACAGTAAATGCAGTTTTGTTTCTTTCCTTAAGAATAGAATCTAATCTATCTATTTTAGGTAAAGCTTCTTCTAATCTTCGTAGTAATCTAGTTACTGTTGGCTGTTGTTTCATAATTCCTCCTCTTTAGTTATAATTTTCTTTAGTCCTAAATAATCCAACACATCTTTATTACCTTTACCAAACACTCTAGCAGCTATTGGCCTAGCCTGCTCAATAGACATTTTGGTTTCTTTGGCTATTGCTCTAGCTAAGTCATCAATATTCCTATCCTTAATCCACCTAGCTATACGTTCTTTGTGTGCATGTAATTTTTGTCTTGTGTAAGTATCATTAGAAGCTTTCCATTCAGAGTATCTCCACAAGAGAGGATATTCTAGTGGTTCGCCATCTTTGTCATTGAACTCTACCTTCCATTTAGTAGAGTCCTTTAGTTTGATAGATAGTATCGTGCCTGTCAAGGGAGTTATTCTGGCACACATTATACCATTAGAATCATCACCTAATATATTCCAGATTAAATCTTGTAAAGGCAGGCTAGTTAAGTCATCATTAGATTTCATCTATTACTCTGGCAACTCCTTTCGTTCCTTTGCGTCGGCGCGGCTACGCACGTCATTTGCAGTTCGGGAGTCAGCGAGAGCCGTCATCGCTGACCTCCCCGTTGGGCAGCGCGGCGGAGCGTGTCGCCAGTTCGAGGTCAATTTGGACTCGGCGCTTGGTTACTTGGGCGCGCACGAGTAGCGCAGTATCGCCGCCGCAAGCAGCTTCGATTTCGTCATGGCTGTATCGCCAGTCGGTGAGTGACGCCTTGAGTTTTTCGACGCTTCCGGCGCACAAGATTTGGTGGTAGTCACCAAAATCAAACGCCAGCACATCCGACCAGTCGGATAGTTCCGCCTCGGTTGCCGCATCGTATTGCTGGGTGTGTTTCACGCTGCCATCATTCGGGTCATAGACCGCGAATCCGCAGCCGTCTTTGTATAGGATATATTTCATTTTCGTTTGTTGTTGTTCGCTCTGCCCAACCACTGCCCGGAGCCAAAGCCGCGTCTCCGGTGTTTTTGATTCATTCATAAATTAAAGAGTGAGCGCGGCAGGATTTGAACCTGCATGACCGCATAAGTCAGGGGCTTCTATGCTCACCCTTGCGTCTTTTCATTCCGCCACGCGCTCATAAATAAGTTGGCCTAAGCAGGACTTGAACCTGCATGATAAGGTTTCGTCTTTGACTTTCGCTTATCTATTCCATGTATTGCTACAATGAGTTTAGCGTCTCTGCCTATCGTTGCCCACTGGGGTCGTACAGTTTCCGCCATTAGACCAACCAAAATTACACCACCCGGTCTTACATAAGCTTGCCGAGTTATTCGACCCGCCTTTGTTAATGTTATGTCGTTGACTTTCATGTTGCCCACTAACACTGTAAGCTGGCTAGGTGGTGTTAAATTAGCCGAGGTTTATTTGTTCTGTTATAAAAGTTTTTACATTTTTTGCACCAACGAAAGCCATGTAACATTGGTTCATGCGCACAATGAATTGGTCGAGTAACTGTCATATTATGCCTACCACATAAGCAAAGGAATCTACCTGAATAGTTAATGTGCATTACAAATAGCATACTACTCCTTCGTTGCGTTGTTGGTTTTCGCCATCGTTGATGTCGGCGTTAGGCATCTAAGCATGTAGCGCTATGATGCCAAATTTGTTTCGCGGCAGGTTCCATGTGCAGCATTTCTTGCCGGTTTCGAGTCCATACTCGATACGATAGTTTCGCGCCAGATTTTCTGCATCGCGCTTGAGCAGACCTTTTGGAATCAGGCTGCGAATATGTTGTCGGATTTTTTGCCGGTCTGCGGCGATGGCTGGGTCGAGTCCCCACGGATGCCCAACACTGCGCTGCACCGCAACAGCCGGTGCGCACTGCACGTTCAATGTCTCATTCATTTTGTTTGTCCTTTCTGCGCTCCACCACTGCCGCCACCGGCTGTGGGTGAGCTTGATTCGTTAGCCAACTCGCGCATGATTGCTTTTCGCTCATCACCGTTGGCACTTATTATCTCCCACATCTTTTCGCCAGGGAGCATTG